AAAAGGGATTTTTATGATGGATGAACATGAGTATTGTAGAAATTGCCTAAAGCAGTCTGGGTGCAAAGACTGGCGCAATGTTATACATGGATGTCCAGAGTACGAGCCGCATATTCTTTTCGGCCTATCAAGACTGACAGAGCAGGAACAAGAGGTAGTGGATTATCTCGAAACATGTTATACAGGAGCGCGTATGATGGACGACGATTTGTGTATGGTGAGATTGAGCAGGGCGCTAGCAGCTTTCAAAGCAAATCCTCTCGATGCACCAGGAAGCATCTTTACGGAGCAGTTCATCGAATCGTATTGGAAACTGTAATGAAAGTGAAATTTCATAAGGAGGAATTATCGTGCGTAAAATCGGCGTCACAATGGAGATAACGAAACGCCTTTATCGTGAGTACGTTATCACAGACGAGCAGTTTGAAGAATTAAAAGAATGTTCAAGCCTCCGGGAAACAATCGGAGGGGATGCCTTCAATGATCTTGTACACGATGTGTCCGAGAACGGAGACTATGAATCGGATTATGCCGTAACTGATGAAGATGGCGTTACCATTCTTGATTGGGACATATAAAACAAACATTTCATAGGAGGTTTTGGAGAATATGAAAGCTATCAATATCAAGTGGGACGTTGACTGCCCGGAAGATTTGGAAAATCTGCCGGAAGAAATCGAAATTCCTGATGATCTTCTTGACTACGAGTATGAGGATGAAACCAGCGATTACATTACAGATTTGACCGGGTTTTGTCATTACGGCTTTGATCTGGTGGACTAACAGATAAAACAATCTTTTGAAGACTAGAAAGAAATATAGAATGAAAGTAAAGGAGCGGATGGCTAATGCCGTTGAAGATTGAACGAGATCTTGAGTTCTTGGATTCTCTCATCCAGAAAGCTGTAGAGAAAAAGTGCGAGATCCATATCGAAATCACACCGGAAAACGAGACAATCACAATCAGTCCATGGGAGGCGTTCAGCTACATGTGCCCGTATAGGAGAGAGGCATGAGAGTCCTTCTTCTTCTGAGAGGCGCACCGGGCTGCGGTAAATCCACATGGATCGAACAAAATGGGCTTTCCAAGTACACATTATCCTCAGATGATATCCGCATGATGTGTAATAGCCCTGTTCTGACAGTCAGCGGGAAGCCAGCGATCAACGTATCGAGCGACCAGGTTGTGTGGGATACGCTGTTCCGTCTTTTGGAAGTACGTATGAAGAACGGCGCTTTCACGGTAATCGACGCCACAAATTCCAAGACGATCGAAATGAAGCGGTACAAGGATTTGTGCGACTCTTACAGGTACCGTATCTACTGCGTCGACTTCACCAACATCCCGATCGAACAGTGTAAACAGCAGAATCTGCAGCGTCCAGAGCTCAAGCAAGTACCGGAAGAATCAATCGACCGAATGTATGCGCGGTTCGCTACACAGAAAATCCCGTCTGGGATTACGGTCGTCAAGCCGGACGAACTCGACAAGATCTGGATGAAAAAGATCGACCTGTCTTCTTATAAAATGATCCATCATATTGGAGATATCCATGGGTGTTATACAGCTCTATCAGAGTATTTCGATAGAGAAGGCGGGCTGAAGGATGACGAGTTCTACATCTTCTGCGGCGATTATATCGACCGTGGGATTGAAAACGTGGAAGTTATTAACTTCCTACTTGGGATTTATGACCGTCCGAACGTCCTGCTTTTAGAGGGGAATCACGAACGATGGCTTTGGATTTATGGTAACGATGCTGTCGCGAAATCCAAGGAGTTTGAACTCATAACCAAAACGCAGTTTGAAAACGCCCGCGTCAGTAAGAAGGAAATGCGTAAGTTCTACCGGAGGCTATGTCAGTGTGCATATTACACCTACGGGGATAAGACAGTTCTGGTGACTCACGCCGGTTTGAGCACACTTCCTGAGAATTTGACGCTCGTTTCAACATACCAGATGATTCACGGAGTCGGGAACTACAACGATTTCGAGGCGGTCGCCAACAACTTCGCACTTAACACACCGGCGGATACATATCAGATCCACGGCCATAGAAATACAAAACGTCTGCCAACTCAGGTGAATGAACGGGTATTCAATCTTGAAGGCCGGGTCGAGTTCGGCGGTGAGCTTCGTGCAGTTCAGCTTTCTCCGGACGGATTCCGTACTGTGGAAATCCAGAATACGGTTTTTCAGATGCCGGAGGCTCAGGAGCCGGAGGAAAAGAAGGAAGAGAAGAAGACGGTTGCTGACATGATCCTTGAACTTCGTAATAACAGATACGTCCAGGAGAAACGTTACGGCGATATTTCTTCATTTAACTTTACTAAGGGCGCGTTCTACGACAAGGTTTGGGATGCGCAGACGATGAAAGCTCGCGGGCTTTACATCGATATCCCAAAGGCGAAAATCGTAGCGCGGGCTTATAACAAATTTTTCAACATCAACGAGCGTCCTGAGACGAAGCTCGATATGTTGGAGTACAAACTGGCGTTCCCTGTCACAGCGTATGTGAAAGAGAACGGTTTTCTCGGTTTGGTCAGCTACGACGAAGCGAACGACGGGCTTTTCATCACAACAAAGTCTTCTCCGGATGGAGATTACGCCGTCTGGCTGCGCGGGAATTTTGAGGTCTATCTCCCGAGTATCCGTGAGAAAATCAAGCAGTACCTAAAAGAGAACGACGTAACTATGGTTTTCGAGTGCGTGGATATGGTTCACGACCCGCACATTATTGAGTACCCGACGAACCGTCTCTACCTGCTTGACATTATCAAGAACGACATGACCTGTACGAAGATGGAGTACAGCGAGCTCTGTGAAGTAGCCAAGTCTTTCGGACTCCGCTGCAAGGAACAGGCGTTTGTGTTGAGCGATTGGCAGGAGTTCTTCGATTGGTATTACGAAGTCACCGATGAAGATTATCTGTACAACGGCAGGTACATCGAAGGATTTGTGATCGAAGACATCGAAGGATATATGGTTAAGCTCAAACTAGCGTACTACAACTTCTGGAAATTCATGCGTGGAATCGCGCACGAGACACTCCGGAAAGGGCATATCGACGGGAAGAGAACATCTGCTCTGACGACAGCGCTCGCCAATAACTTCTATGGTTGGGTTCGCCAACTCTATGAACACACGGAAGACCCGGATACGCTACCGCGAGATATTTGCACCCTGCGTAGGATGTTCTTCGAGGAGAATGATCGAGTACCGGATATTTGGAGTGCCCGAGCGTATTGATAACATCCGCCAGACGCAACACAGGACCCTTCGTGGGCACGCTGGGGAAGTTCGTACCTGAATAACTACACCAATATTGATAGATGAAAGAGATTTTTAGGCTCAGTAAACAAAATCGTCATTTTATATACCCTTTTCGGCCTATTTGTCCGCTCTGCGGGGACACAGTGGCAATATTTGTGTGCGAGGGAGAGACAAACACCCATGCAGAGCACTGTTGGCACTGTAATACGACGCGATACAGGGTAAAAGATTCAAAATATGTAAAAGGAGGCAGTAATGCGAAAGTATTATCGACAGGCGCTGCGGTTCAAGGCTAAACAGATGGGGCTCAAAGAGAGCGCGTTCATCAATCGTCTGTGGCACCGCTACCAGATCGAACGACGCGGTGAGAAAGTCCGGGCAATCAATATGTTCCGTGGTTCCCGCAAGAGTGTGAGCACTCCGGCACCGAAGGAGAATTACACGATCCCGCTGGTGTAAAAATGATTGATACGCATGGGGACAAATTGATTTCGTACAACTGGCTGAAATCCGCCGGGTACGAGATCTATAAGAAGTACGCAGACGATGAAGACTTGCGGAAGGTCGCTATGGAATTTGAGAAGCTAATCAATTCCGCGCCGGATGCGAGTGACGTTTTGCGAGTCAATTAGTACATAACCAACTGTGTTATGAAGATGAGGATCAACAAGAATACATATTGGATCCCGCTCCTGCTGTCAGCGAGAGTAATGGAAAGGTAAGACCTGGAAGGAATTTTTTCGCTCGCTCTGCGAGCGAGCAAATACGAGGGCTCACGAGGGCTTTTCCGGCATATGCCTTGAAGAAAAGTCCAGTAAGTACTTTTCTACGGCATACGGATAACACAGTTTAATTTTAGAGCGGAGGTGTGCATGTGAAGTGGCAGGACGAAGACAGAGACACGGTTTCCGAGATTCTTAAAGTGATTGGATACGCAAAAAAGCGCGGTATTAAGGCATTGTATGTCGGGAATATAAGTAAGCCTGTTCGCAGATCGCTGACTCGTCACGGCTACTTCATATGCGACGGCTTCTGTTATTGGACACTCACAGTGGGGCAGCGCGATGAAATCTCTGGGATGCGACGCCCGGCAGACAGATCAAGATACATAAAGAAGGAGTTGAGTTCGTGTGACCAGAGAGGAACTGGATGAGTTTTTCGACAATTGTGGCTCGATAGCGTGCGCTAACAAACAGGAGCGGTTCGATGTGTTGTCCGCGCTGTATGATGCCGGGTATGATCTGAATCATGCGTCGGTAAATCATCTCAATACACCGATCGAAGAAGATGATTTAGAGTTTCCAAATATCGGTATCGGCTATGATGGACAAATTTGCGGTTATGCCAGAAGTCGTGATGAAAGTATACCAGCGTACGATTTCTTGCTTAATATATGTTTTGACAACGAACAGCCGCAAGAGTGTTTCGATACTATTATCACTGGTGTTATTTGACAGAATGAAACCATTATCACCTTTTATTGTAATGATCGTCGCGGCGCTGTTCACGATGATAGCATCGTGGTTCGACAACGGTTCTTGGAGGCTTTGATATGAGATTAAGAAGTAAGTCTGACGGCCTGTTCTACGGGAAACTCGGCGACATGGTTGATTTCAAAACGGATGACGGTGCTGACTTATATGTCGGCGATGTGGTTCTTGTGTCGTCAGCGTCCGGCAGACGTATCGGCCTTCGATATATCATCCAAAATCCTAACCTGTTTGTAGGACACAGTATCATCAAAGTCGCTGGGTATGAAGACGTACTTGGGAAACTTGGTTTATTGGATATGGAGTTGACTGCGGAATAATGGCTTTAATAATTGAGATTTTCGGCGGAGTCGTGCTCGGTATGATCGGGTGCGCAGCTGCGGCTGTACTGTCATGCGGTATTCTCGCGTGCATCATTGGCGGAATTACATATATTATTGACTGGATAAGGAGCAGATAAATGTGGTGTCTTAATAACGGAGCTATTTCTCTGAATCGCCCAATCGAAGGTGAGTATCTGGAAAAGAGGGTCCAGGATATCTTCAATAACCATATAGATGTGTATATTGACAACTTCGAGATCGTTTTCGATGAGATGCCTGGCATGGCAATCGAGGGGAAACTGAACGACCTTGTAAAGCTCGTCGAGGAAAACGGGTATACGATCGCCGATGATCCGGTCATTGGTTTCTACGGTGACTGTGATGGCGCTTACGTGTTCGAGCGCGGGGAATTCGTCTGCTACGATTTAGATAGTGCGGTTTTCTGGAATATGAGCGATGAAGACCTGATTCGTGTGATGGAATCTCGTGGCTACTATGTGACGGGGACTCGTTCATGAGCAACGTCAGGCTTTCGCCTGGCAACAGCAAAATGGGTTCTATCCCCAGCGTTTCCCTACCCGCTCTTAAAACCTGCCGGGTGTGTGGCTGCAACAAGGAGTGCTATGCACTCAAGCTTGAGCGGCTGCGCAAGAACGTAAGAGCGGCGTATCAGGCCAATCTTGACCTGCTGAATTCCGATAGTGAAACCTACTGGCGCGAAGTAAAAGGCGCTATTATGATGGCACGGTATTTCAGATTCCATGTCTCCGGTGATATCCCTGACGCAGAATACTTCGAGAATATGGTCAGAGTGGCGGCAGATTGCCCGCACTGTGAAATCTTGTGCTTTACCAAAAAGTTTAATATAATAAATGAGTGGATTGCAAAAGGCAATCAACTGCCATCCAATCTACATATCATCTTCAGCGGCTGGGTCGGGCTTGAGATGGAAAATCCGTATTCTCTCCCGGAAGCTCATGTGCGGTATCGCAGTGGCGATACAACCGCCAGACCGGATGCTATCCCATGCGGCGGGAATTGCACCAAGTGCGCCGTTACGAACGGCGGGTGCTGGACACTGAAGAACGGTCAGCAGGTAGTTTTCGACAAACATTAACAGGAGGAAGGCCATGAGCTTTATTATCGCGTTCTTTGGAATCATATATATTGTTTTTCGTCTCGTTGATGAACACGCACAGAAGAGAAGCGTTGATAAGCGTGTCGCGACTGCGGCTAAAGAGGACGCTGATAAGATGAGCGGATGGCTGAATCGTGTTACCGACCCGTGTCTGGAGTCTGAGATCACAGACGCACTGTATTCGTACTACCATCCAAAGCACGCGCAGTATCAACAGGAACTGGATGAAACGATCCCTACGATCCCTGGTTGGGATAGAGCGACAGTCGAGGATCTGGTTTATGATAACAAGGTCCGCATCCTTATGGCAAAGCGCGGCAAGCTTATGAAGAAAGACGCCGAGAACGGGATCAAGGTAAATACTTTCGTTATTAAGACCGGTATGTCTCCGGCGGAGCACAGGCGCAGGAACATGCGGCAGAAATACCTGTGCCAATGGATCAATGGTCAGCTCAATGCTCATGGCATCCATTACAGAATGGGCTTCCGGAAGGACTGCGTCAACAATGTGTATGATTTTGAAGACCTTGATATGAGTGAGTCCAATACACTCATTGGGTATGTCCTCTGGGAACCGATGGCGCGAACCAGATGGTAATTTAAAATAAGGAGTGACAATGGTAAAGGTAAAGAAGGTCGTACAGATCCAGGACGGCGACAAGGTCAGGATCAACAAGGCGAGGATCCTTGCCCGCCCTGATTACGACAGGCTGACACCGCTGTACAGGCAGTTTGTCGAGGAAAATTCCGGCACGGTTTTCACAGCGAAGACAATCGTAAAACCTGACAAATACGAAAGTGGTATCTTCGCTTTTGTAGAATCCCCGGCATGGTATTTCTGGGATGGAGATTTGATTAAGGTCGGTGAGGAAGAGTAGTGCTTTTTAAAGCGACACATACGGTCTCTGATGTTGTTCGGAAGCAGGATAGTGGGCATAACCCATGGCATGCACAGGTCATTGGCAGGCAATGTTTTGTTATCCTTCTGGACACTGGTGAACGGGGTTGGTTAGCAGTTAATTTTTCCTACGACCCAAATCATTTCCATCGTTTCCACTTGTCTGAGATTCAGTCTATTGAATCCGACGATAATGGGATGATCCATATAGAGACCGAGAACACATATTACACGCTCAGCAGATTGAAAGAAGGTGAAGCGAAAACGCTGGACGCGGGATTCGATCCAAAAGATTATGAAAGTTGGTGGTAATTATTGGATAGTTTATACAACGAAGAAGTCAATCCAAAGATATTGGCGATCCTTGCGGCGATAACACTCCCAATTTCCTATCTGTTTGATGGAGCAATTCTTATGACGCTGTGGCGATGGTTCGTAACGCCATTGGGACTGGCAGAAATTTCCATCTGGTGGGCGATTGGTTTGGTCGCGATTATCAACTATTTTAAAGGGCATGATTCTGTAGACGCGGAGACGATCACATACGGTGTGTTCATAAAAGGGCTTTTGAAGGCCATCATGAGCGCTCTTCTGTATTTGCTGGTAGGTTTTCTCGTACATCTGGCGATGTGAGGTGGATGCCGGCGTGATTTATCTTGACAATGCGGCGACCACAAAGCTCGACCCGGATGTATTGGAAGTAATGATGCCGTATCTTACGGAGCAGTACGGGAATGCGAGTACACTATATAAATTAGGGCGCGACGCACGAAGCGCCATCGACCGAGCCCGTGAACAGGTGGCGGCGTTTATGGGATGCCAGCCGGAACAGGTAATTTTTACCTCCGGTGGGTCAGAAGGGAATAATCTGGTTTTCCACGGCGTTGCTCCGCACCTGGAGAAGATCGGAAAGACACACATTCTGGTGTCAGAAGTGGAACATGACAGCGTAATCAACGCTGCGAAAGCCCTCTGTATAAAACGGCAATTTGAATGCGACTTTTTAGGGGTAAATCAGTCCAAAATGGTCGATTTTGAGGTAATTTCGCGTGAAATCATGCCAGATACGGGCTTTTTGAGCGTCATGAGAACCAATAATGAGACCGGAATTATCAACCCGATTGAAGACATCGGAGAACGGTGCCAGAAGATGGGAATTCTGTTCCACACAGACGCGGTTCAGGCCGCAGGTGGCGAAAAGCTCAACGTGGACAAGTTTCACTGTGACTTCATGACGATCTCATCTCATAAACTTCACGGTCCGAAGGGGGTAGGGGCGGTCTTCGCCCGCAACCCTGGTATTCTGAGCCCGATTATATATGGCGGGCACGGTCAGGAGTTTGGTTTGCGAGGCGGCACAGAGAATGTAGCGGGAATCGTAGGTTTTGGGTACGCTTGTGAGAAAGCCGCGCGGTTTCTTGAGTCATATGAATCATTCATGGACATACAGAAGCAATCGTTCTACACGACCTTCGTGGAAAGACTGGCTTCACACGGCATTTCACAAAGTATTGTGCATGTAAATGGTTCGGAGAACACGAGCCACAAGATCCTGAACCTGTCCATCGATGGGATCGACAGTGAGACACTCTTGTTGATGCTGGATTCTAAAGGTGTGTGTGTATCTGCCGGGTCAGCTTGCCGGACGGGGATCAATGAACCGAGTCGGGTTTTGCTCGCCATAGGTTTGAGTGATCCGCAAGCCAGAAGCTCTGTGCGTATCTCGTTTTCGCGGGATAACACCAACACAGAAATCATGGGGGCCGCAAGTCTGATGGCCGACTGCGTTTTCGCACTGAAGGAATATGTCCAATGATATAACATACCCCAAGGGGGAGATCCCGTGGGTCGCATATTACGATGAGCACGGGAATTTCAAGCGTCTTCTCACAAGTAAAGCTTCAAGGGATTTCTACTACCTGTACGAGGTGACAGAAGGCGAGCTGACTAAACTCGGCAGGTCTAGGAATCCCAAGGAGCTTGAAGAAACATACAATATATAATATAGAGGTAACAGAGATCAACAAAGCGAGAAGGGAAAAGCTCCATCTGATGATCGACACTTTGGATAAAGTGGTCGGCGCACTGGGGAATGTGCTGAACGAGGAGCAGATGGCTCTTGATAATCTGCCGGATGGACTGGCGGACAGCGAACGTGCCTCCAAGATGGATGACGCCATTGATTCCATGGAATCTGCCATCGCCGAAATCGAGATGGCACAGGACTTTTTGAGGGACGCGGCGGTGTAAGAAAAGAAATTTAAAAAAATTGCAAAAAATCCATAAAATTAGATTGACAAATGCTGACTGGCGTGGTATACTGCTATCAGATCGAACAGAAAGGAGCAGTCAGCTTGCCACTTCAGCCTTTCGTCAATCGACCCAGATTCGGCGACGTGTACGTCGTCCGCTTCGAGGGGGAGGGTAGCGAACAGTCCGGGATCCGCCCGGCGGTCGTGTTCCAAAACAATGTGGGAAACGCCCACAGCCCGAACGTCACGGTTTTCCCAATGACAAGCCGGCTGAAAAAGACAAACATGCCGACGCACGTTGTCGTACACGCAGCGGACTCGGGATTATCGATGGACAGTATGGTTCTTTGCGAGAATCCGGTATGCATCTCCAAGGAGAAGCTCGGGAAATTCATCACGACCCTGTCGGAGAAGTACATGGCGCAAATCGCCGAGGCCAGTGTGCTGGCTTCCTGCGGTATCGCCTATATTGATCCGGCTGCGCTCACCGAAATCTGGAAGCGTGCCTCGGAAATGAACGCATCCGTCTCTACATAAGAAAGGAGACGATGATATGTACAATCAGGAACAGAAGCTTGCGTTCATAGAGGAATGCGCCAAGACGGAATCGGGGAAAAAGCGGTGCCGGGAAGTGTTCGAGGTCTTTTCCAAGTACGAGGAACGATGGAGCGCTGACCTGAGCACGAGAGACGCGAAAGAGCTTTCGGCAATCCTAAAGGATATGGCCGGCATTCGCGGAAAGAGCCAATACAATTACGTATCATTTGTTCGAAAGTACCTTCGATGGTGCGGTTACGAGGGGACAGCGAAGGAGATCTCCATAGACACTACGGAGAATGTGACAGCCGCTCTGGTCAAAGACCCAAAGCAATTTCAGGAGTGTTTAGACCAGATGTTCGAGCCGGAAAACAAACAGCGCGTAGATCTGATATACCGGTGCTACCTTTGGCTTGGCTACATGGGTATTCAAGAGGGCGATACGTTGAGCATCACCACCGATGATGTCGATCTCGACAGAAACATTGTCACAGTGGGGGAGGAGGAGTTCATGATCCCGCAGCAGGCGGCGCGGGTTTTCGAGTCCTGCGCCACGCTGACGCAGTTCAAGTACCACCACCCACGCAATGTGAACGAAGAAACTGACAGAGATCGGGTTCCAGGGAAATTGCTACTTCGTGGGTATCGAACGAGTCAGGATGAAAGCATCAACATCTTCGGTTTTCGGGTTTATGTTTCCAAAGCCACGAAAGCACACAATATGGATGTAAGTCTGAGCTATTTCCGCGCATGGCTTTCCGGTCTGTTCTACAGGGCTTATCAGAAAGAGCTCGCCGGTGAGGAAGTCAGCTTCCGGGACGTGAAGTTCCAGCAGTATCGACGGCAGGAAACCAACAGGGTCCCGCCAACTGATAAAGCGGTGCGTGTCGCAAAGGGATACGCGGACGATTACAACCGCTGGAAGAAGGCATACAATCTGACATGATACGGTGCCCTGCGTTGGGCTTGAGATAACGCAGGTTCTTCGCAGGGCATACATAGGTTTTTCCCGCCAGAACACGGCGGTTTAAATAAAGAGTTACCAATCTAATTTTATGGACAGAAAGCGGTGATTCCAAAGCAGTAGTTTAATTTCGCGTCACATCTTAAATATATTGGAGGGATTAAATGGCATCTAAGCAAGTGGACATTAATAGTCTTAACATCTATCAGAAGCTTGCACTGATTCGCAAGCAGGTCGAGGTAATCCAAAAAGACAAAGCGGGGTACGGGTATAAGTACGTATCGGATGACGAGATCCTCGCCAGGGTTACATCCTTTATGGACAAGTATCATATCTCTCTTATCCCGAGCATTGATAAGGGAACGCTGAAGGCAGAACCTTATACATACTATAAGACCAAAAAGGCAGAGAATAAGCAAACCGGTGAGGTAACAATCTACAAGGAAGATGTGAACGAAGTCCTTGTTCAGAGCGATATGACCTACTATTGGATTAATAACGATAACCCGACAGAGCAGGTCGGCGTTCCTTGGGGTCTGGTAGGTCAGCAGAGCGATGGCTCCCAGGCAATGGGTTCGGGACTGACGTATTCAATGCGTTACTTCCTGCTGAAATACTTCAACGTGGCAACGCCGGAGGATGATCCGGACCGGTGGCGCAGTAAGCAGAAGGCCGCAGCCGACGCGGAGGATAAGGCAATTGCGGAAAGTATTATCAAGATTGCAGATGCGGAAATCAGAAACTACCTTGCGAAACACGAGGAGGCGACCGAGGCTGTGGGCAAGTTTGCCCGCAAGTATGTGAAGAGCGGCAACTATCTCTCCATCACCGACTCCGCCATGGCTCAGAATTTCCTTAATGCATTCAGAGAAAATTTCAAGGAGGAGTGATAAATGGGTTTCAGAGTTGGTTCTTATTGCAAAGTGTGGGAGGTAGATCAGAAGAGCGATAAGCTGACGAGTCTTCGTATCTCTATCAGCACCAAAAATCGCGAGTCCGGGGAATATGAGCAGGTGTTCGGCGGTTATGTGGCATGCATCGGTACATCCGCCGCTCGAAAGGCGGCAAGGCTGAAGCAAGGCGACACTATCCGGCTCGGGAATATCACCAGCCGCACAAAGTGGGACTCTGCACACAAAAAAGAGTACCGAAACGATAATATCTACTCCTTCTATGTCGAAGGGGACCCTGAGTTTACCGCAAAGCTGGTTACAGATTTCTTCGATGTCGGCGGCGCGAGCAAGTCTAAAAGGGAAGTCGACAGCGGAACCGGGGCTGGTATCGACGACGGCGAGCCGGAGGATCCAAACAGCAACCTGCCGTTCTGAAAGGCCATGGTGAATAACCATGGATGAAGAATTCAGCTACAAACCACTTATCGAGGATATGACCTGGAGCTACACCCGGGTCAGCTCCTTTGAAACTTGCCCACATCAATGGTTTTTGAAGTATCTGAAGCGTTGCAAAAGCCAAAAAATGTTTTACGCCAGTTTCGGAAGCTATATCCATAAGCTTTTAGAACAGTATTACAAGGGCGAATTGCCGAAGGAGAAGATGGCGGAGACATTCCTCGCGGGTTTTCAGGATAACGTAAAGGGTTATCGCCCGAAGGAATCCGTCGTTAAGAATTTTATTCAATCCGGCGTTGATTACCTGTTATCGTTTCATCCATTCCCATATGAGATGGTCGCAGTCGAGCACAAAATGGATTTCGATCTGGATGGGTATAAATTCACGGGCATCATCGACTACCTCGGTCGAGATAAAGACGGCGAACTGGTCGTCATCGACAATAAATCCAGAAGGCTCAAGCCGCGAAGTGGTCGGAAAATCCAGACTCGGTCTGACGAAGAACTCGATACGATGCTTAAGCAGCTGTACATCTATTCTGCAGGAGTAGAGCAGGAGTTCGGGAAATTGCCAAAGAAACTTTGCTTCAACTGTTTCAGAAACGGCGTGTTCATAGAGGAACCGTTCTGTATTACGGCCTACGAATCCGCAGTACAGGAAGCGGAAGAAGCGATCAAGGCCATAGAAGACGAGACGAAATTTGAAGCGAAGCCCAGTTTCTTCACATGCTTCTGGCTCTGCGACGTAAGCGGCGACTGCGAGACGTGGATGAACAGGCGGTGATGAACGGCCATGAACGAGAATGATATCAATGCTTTGGATGCTGAGGCTGGGATAATCGCTTCGCTCATACATAATATCGACCTGATTACATACTCGGACAGGCTCCTCCCGCTGCACTTCACGCAGAAGGATAACCGATGTATATACACAGCCCTGCAAAAGCTATATGAGAAAAACATTAAAAGGGTCGATGCGTACAACATTATTGAGACTCTGAACTCGGAGCCGGCCACTCGCAAGTACGCAGACGAACTCACCATCGATCAGTTGCAGGAGTTAATCGAAATCAGTGATGAGATCGCACGTCATTCCGAGAATGATTACAAAGTGCTGGTTTCCAACGTGATAGATGCGGCGCTTCGGCGGGATCTGTACAAGAAATTATCTTACTGTCAACGTTTATGCCTTGACAGAGGAGAAGAAGAGCTTGCGAAGAAGGTTTATTCGGAGCTCGACGATGTGCTGACAGGGTATTCGAGCATCGGAGACGATATTAAAGAGTACAAAGATGTCGTTGACGATTGCTGGGGCGAGATCCAGGCCAGACAGGGTGGCGATTATCAGGGTTATCCGTTCCCGTTCCGCGAGCTGAACAACTATGTGACGATTGAACCCGGCGAACTGGTGATTTTCGGCGGCGGAGCGAAGGAAGGCAAGTCAATGCTGATGCTAAATATCGCGATGAACCTTCTGGAGCAGGGGAAATCAGTTCTGTACCTCGACAGTGAGCTGAGCGACCGGCTTTTCACGCAGAGGTTGCTGTCAAACAGGACGGGGATCACATTCCGCAATCTCGGAATCGGGAATTACACAGCAGAAGACGGGCAGAAGGTATCCAATGCAATGGATTGGATCAAAAACCGGAAATTTGCCCACATTTACATCCCGATGTTCGATATCAGCACGATTTTCACGACGATAAAACGGTTTGACAACCTGTTCGACGGGCTGGACGTGGTGATCGTGGACTATTTTAAGTCAACTTCAGACGCCGGGGCTTTTGAGACGTATAGCGAGCTCGGGAAATTCGTGGATTTTATTAAAAATTCTGTATGTGGGGACATGGGGATCGCAGGTATCGGTGCGGCACAGACAACAGCCACCGGGAAGCTCGCAGACTCGGCAAAAATCGCCAGAAATGCCAGTACGATCGTGATGATGCACGCAAAAACTCCGGAAGAAATCGAAGTAGACGGCGAAGAATGCGGGAATCGAAGGATGAATGTTTGTTTTAACCGGAATGGGGCGCAACAATCCGCCGGTGAGTATATCGACCTTGGGTTTGACGGCGACAGAGCCAAGTTCTACGAGGTCAGACAACATATCCCGCAGGATCCATTCTGATATAGCTATGGATTTACAGGATTTACTCGATTCTGTCGACATAGTTCAGTACATTTCGCAGTTTGTTGAACTTGAACAGAGGGGAGACGAGTGGTGGGGGCTTTCCCCATTCTCGGATCCCCCCGAGAAGACACCTTCATTCTCCGTTAGACAGAATAATGGGTCGTGGTACTGCTTCAGTACAGGACTTGGCGGGAATTTGTACACATTTATTCGTTACTACTTCAAATGTACACGGCGTGAAGCCGTTGAAAAGCTCAAGAAATACGCTGGTTATGACGGAAAGGTCATGATCGTCAACGAAAAACTGTCAGCGACACAGATTTGCAAGAAATTTTCCAAGCCAAAGACAAGAAGAAAAGAAGCGAAGGGCGTGGTTTTAGCCGATGACTACATGGAACGGTACGAAAATCGCCCGGAGAAGCTGGCTGAATGGGAATCTGAGGGAATTTCGCGGGACGTAATGGCAAAATTTCAGGTCAAATACGACAGTTTTTCAGACAGAATCGTGTATCCAATACGAAACCCAGACGGGAAAATCGTAAACGTCGGCGGGAGAACGGTCGACCCCAAGTGGAAAGAGAAAGGGCTTAAAAAATACTGCTATTTCTACTCGTGGGGACGCATCCAGACGATTTATGGACTCGCGGAGAACATCAAAGCGATCCGGGACAAGCACGAGATCATCCTATTTGAGGGGTGTAAGAGTGTTTTGCATGCTGCTACGTGGGGGATCGAGAATTGCGGGGCAATTTTGACGAGCCATCTGTCGTTGGATCAAATGAAGCTGCTGATACGTCTGGGATGCAATGTGGTTTTCGCCCTGGATAAAGAGATTGACGTGTTCCAGGATCACAATATCACGAAGCTGAAGCGTTTTGTGAATGTGTTTTACCTCTGGGACAGAGACAATCTCCTTTCAGCGAAGGACGCCCCAGTCGATAAAGGGGAAGAGGTATTCCGAAAGCTATATGAAGGGAAAATTAGATATAGATAACTACATGGGCTGGAAATCGGTCCAGCCCAAATAAAAAATCTACATAAGAAAGGTAATTACAAAATGAAAATGCTCCATGTGACTATGTACGGTACGTCCCCGCTGATTATGCATTCCCCCAAGTGTGTGAACCCGCTTCATCCGATTGCTCGCAGGATGAAAGAGTACACATCCAAGCGAAAGAAGACGGAAGAGGATCTTCTGACGATTTCCGATTTGGAGTGGGAGGCTGGCGTGTACTGGGACGACACCGTCGGTTTATATATTCCGAACGAGTGCATTGCCGCAACTCTGATAAACGGCGCAAAGATGCATAAGCTTGGCGCAAATGTTAAGAAGTATTGCCACGTACAAACTCTTATGGCTCCGCTCGATATTGGAGAAGTGCAGGATTATGACAGACTGAAGTCTGATGTAAGATACCGTGACACTCGGGATGTTTGCGTACAGAGAGCGAGAGTGAATCGGACTCGCCCGCGCTTCAATACTTGGAAGACTGAGTTCGATATGACATACGAAGATGACAAGATCGACATCGGAGATATCGCTTTGGCTTTCGCGAACGCCGGTGATTATGTCGGAATCTGCGAGATGCGTGATCGCGGATACGGGAAATTTGTGGCTGATATCCAGGAAGTAGAAATATAAGGTCGGGTTTCTAAGTTCCGGCGAGGTATGGTGTGGTGAGGTGCGGTTGGGTGTGGTGAGGTGAGGTTTTTAAGGCAAGGTGGGGTCAGGTGTGGCTAGGTTTGGTCGGGTCTGGTTGGGTCCGGTTTGGTGAGGTGAGGTAGGGTTTCTAAGGTTAGGTCTGGTGTGGCGGGGTCTGGTCGGGTGAGGTGAGGTTTCTTAGGTCTGGTGCGGTAAGGTTTGGTTTGGTTGGGTGAGGTTAGGTCCGGTAAGGTCTTTAAGGTTGGTAGAGCCTATAATATTTTAGAAAGGAATACATTAAATGAATCGCAAAGAGAAGATTGACAGTCTGGTGAATAATATTCTCGATAAAAAGTACGGGGATATTATTACACACAATGACATCATGTACTGCATACAGGAACGACGAGGTACATCTGCCTACAAGGGCATCTTGGAACATGCGAAGAGGCGGCTTCTTGAGTCCGGAAAAATGATCGAGAGTATTCGAGGGGTCGGTTATCGTGTGGTCTACCCGGATGACTACACGAAAGTGTCTGTCGGCCATGTTGCTGCAGCTTCCCGTAGGATTAAAAAGGGCGTTGAGGTAATGGATTATGCCCCTGTCAGTAATATGACTGCCGATGGCGTGGCGGCTTACAATAGAGTTTATGACCGCACAAAGATCCTGGAAGCGGCAATGGCCGGCGCGAGAGTAGAAATCAAGATGCTGGAAAAGTCTCGTCAACACCCGCTGGAAGCTGCACTCAGGCGGTGAAAATACATATCAGACATATGTGGGGTGGTCATATGACGTAGCTAAGACCAAACAAATACAGACAAAAGGAGATGATATTAATCGAAGAGGAAAATGTAATAGAACTCGAAACAGAGTACGCGGTTTTCGAGATCCCGGAAGAAACGATTCGTATTGAAATCGAATCTCAGATCTACATGGATGGTAAGTTGCAGAGGGTCAAAAGCACCATGGAAATGCAAGCCGTAAAAGACGCGTTTTATGCAGCAAAAAATGGGTATTTTCCGGAAAATTGCGACTATAATGACCCTCCACCGGCGAATTGTGCCGTATTTGACGTGCCAAAATCGGCTGTAGATATCACATTTCACGCGGAAGAAGTTTCAGATGGGGAACTACATAAAAGAGATTACCATTATGGAATTGTAGAGCTTCGGGAGGCATTCCGTAAGGGCGAAAACTACATCCCGGATGATGCGACATTTGTACTTACAGAAAAGGGCAAACGGTTAGCAGAAGAAATTTTAAACAAGGAGGGTTCCGCCAGTGATTACGTATGAGTTTTTTGAGAAGTGTATAAAGGACATCGAGTTTACGCATGCTCTTGTCAACGACATTAGCGAGTGTACCAGCCGTTATAACGAGGCCACGCTGGATTATGCCGGTGTGTCGATGCCGACACTCACGGAAGATGATCTTGTCACACTTCTCACTATTATCATGAACGACGAGAACGATCTTATCAGTTACTGGGTTTATGACCTGGAGTGCGGCAAGGAACACAAGCTTGGGGATTGCGTTGATGACGCTGGTAACCCTGTCCCGCTGGCAACGATTCAGGATCTCTGGAACGCGCTTCATGCTGAATGAAAGAATTCCTTTTTCGCGGGTTTGCTACCGACACAGGTGAATGGGTTTCCGGTAGTTTACTCGGAAATGACGTAATCGTCCCGTGCGGGCAACTATTCCACGTCGAGAGCGGGCATATTTACGATACGCTGGATGCGATTGTTGTTGACCCGGAGACTGTGGAAATGGTTTTGAATGCACGGGATCGAGGAGGTGATCCTTAACGCCAGACAGAAAACTTACACATCTTAGTTTGTTCTCTGGCATTTAGTCGGCGGTTTGGATTTGGCGGCAGAAGCTGCCGGGTTTGAAACAGTCGGGCAGGTTGAATGGGCAGATTACCAAACGAAGATACTGGAGAGACACTGGCCTGACGTGCCGCGATGGAGAGATATACATACACTTACGGGAGATGAATTCTATAACCGAACAGGATTACGAACAGTCGATGTCATCTCAGGTGGATTTCCATGCCAGCCGTTTTCCCAGGCCGGGAAGCGGGGAGGCAAGGACGATGACCGTTACCTCTGGCCGGAAATGCTTAGAGTCATACGGGAAATCAAGCCCACTTGGGTCATTGGTGAGAATGTGCCTGGAATCGTCAATCTGGCACTCGACACGGTGTTGGCTGACCTGGAAGCAGAAGGTTACGAAGTCCAATGCTTTATTATACCGGCTTGCGGCGTCGACGCCCCGCACAAAAGAGAGCGAGTCGCTATTGTGGCCCACGCCATCGGTAGGAGCGGCGCTGTGCGGTGGAACGGGGAATTTCAAGACGCTTCAGAAAATGGCGGAGAAGGGGTTAATTACAGAACAGGAGAGGCGGCAGCTCTCGCAGGGGAACGGCGGCAAGACGAACCCGGGTTTATTGGAATGGCTGATGGGCTACGAACAGGAGTTCACGAAGCTGATTCCGACGCCGACTGCGACAGATTACAAGGGCGGATGCCTGAGCAGGTACTGGGGATCACCCCCCCCCATCTGAACAACGGCAAGCGTGGTTACGACGGCCGGCTGAGAAGCTTTCTCGAACTCACTCCGCTTGGGAGAATTGGCCCGATGAACCCGGAATACCTAGAGTATCTGATGGGATATCCAATCGGATGGACCGAATTAAGTGTCTCGGGAACGCGGTAGTTCCGCAACAGTTTTATCCGTTTTTCGCGGCGATAGCTGCGATAGAAAACGGTTGATAATCCAATAATATATCTGTGAAAGGGGGTGGAAGATGGCCGACAATTATATTCCGTATCACATACATAGTGATTACAGTTTGCTTGATAGCTGTACAAAATTTGAGGAGTATGTCGACCTCGCTGTTCAGAACGGGCAACGTGCGATTGCCTCGACTGAACATGGTTAGGTAAACCACTTGGATGGATCTCGAAAAAGATGTATTGCGACAAGATGGGTATTAAGTTTATCCATGGCGTTGAGATATATCTTACGGAATCTCTTGCAGAGAAAGTCCGAGACAATTACCACACGATACTTCTGGCAAGGAACTGGGATGGGGTTTTAGAGCTTAACAGGCTCGTTTCAATGTCCTGCGATGACTACCATTTCTACTATACGAACAGGTTGTCGTTCGATGAGTTCTTGGGCATCTCGGACAACATCATTACTACGAGCGCGTGTCTGGCATCTCCACTAAACAAACTCCCAGAAGACAATCCGTATTATTTAGAGCTTGCCAATAAATATGATTTCTTTGAAATCCAGGCTCACAACCATCCAGAGCAAGCTGCGTTCAATCAAAAACTATATCAACTGTCTATCGAACTCGGGAAGCCGTTGATAGCGGGGACAGATACACATAGTGCGTCGCCTTATAAAGCAGAGTGCAGATCTATATTGTTGAAGGCGAAGCGCAAGAATCGCAATGGTTACGTCGATGAGGATTCTTTCGACCTTACATATAAAACATATGACGAGCTTACTGAAATGTTTAGAGTGCAGAATGCATTACCAGAAGAAGTCTACATGGAGGCCATCGCGAACACCAACTTATTGGACGAGCTTACCGAGGATTTTCAGCTAGACACATCAATCAAGTACCCAATCCTGTATGGATCTCGTGAAGCAGACTCGGAGAAATTTACCGAGACTGTTGAGCGGAAATTCAAAGAGAAGCTTGAGTCGGGGGTTATTCCCCCAGAGCAGGAAACTGCGTTCCGACAGGCCATCGATGAAGAGATGCGGGTTTTCCGTAAACTCAAGATGGACGGGTTTATGCTCAGTATGAGTGAGCTTATCTGCTGGTGTAAAGATCATGATATGGCGATCGGCACCGCCCGTGGATCTGTTGGCGGCTCCAGAGTCGCATATGTCACAGATATTATCGACCTTAACCCGGAGCAATGGCACACCGTATTCTCCCGCTTTTGTAATGAGGACAGACAAGAAATCGGGGACATAGATATAGACTGCGTTGAGTCTGACAGACCGGCGATTTTCCAACATATCATTGGAAGATTCGGTGCAGATAAGACAGCCAGAGTGGCCGCTTACGGGACGGTAAAATCCAAGGGCGTAATTGACGAAGTTGGGCGTGCTTTGTCGAAAAAATGGTACGAAAATCACCCAAATTGCGACGAAAATGACGAAAATCCGTGGTCTTTGGGCAATATTTCGCGTATAAAATCGGAATTTGATTCGGACCCCGAAAAAACGCGCAAAGACTACCCAGAACTGTTCTATTACTTTGACGGTCTGATTGATACACGGGTTTCGCAGTCTGTGCATCCAGCGGGCATGATAATCTCCCCGATCACATTGGTCGATAATTACGGCGTGTTCAATAAAGAAGGGGAGAACTGCCTGATGATGGATATGGAAGAGGCTCACGAAGTCGGCCTCGCCAAGTATGACTTCCTGATTCTTAAAACAGTCGAAGTTATCAGAGATACTTGCAGGTATATTGGCATCCCATATCCAAAAACATACGAGATAGACTGGGACGACCCGGATGTTTGGGATGACATGTGCTCTAACCTCACCACGATCTTCCAGTTTGAAAGTTCGTTCGCTGCGGAAAGTTTTAAGCGATTCCGTCCAAGAAACATTTTTGAAATGTCGCTTGTGACAGCGTGTATTAGACCGTCTGGCGCTTCGTACCGCGATGAGTTGCTGGGACGGATACCACATCATAACCCGTCGAAGCTCATTGATGATTTGCTTTCAGATAACAATGGCTATCTTGTATATCAATGCGACGTTATAAAATTCTTGATGCAAATCTGCGGGCTTTCAGGAAGCGAGGCTGATAACGTACGCCGAGCAATCGCACGAAAAGATACTGACAGATTACAAAGCGTCTTGCCTGGGATCTTGTCCGGATATTGTGATAAGAGTGACCAACCTAAAGAAGTAGCCGAGCAAGAAGCAAAGGAATTCCTCAAGATCATTGAAGACGCTTCCTCGTATATGTTCGGACTCAACCATAGCATAGCCTATTGTCTTCTCGGGTATTTATGTGCGTACTTCCGACATTATTACCCGCTCGAATACCTCACAGCATTTTTAAACAAGGCTGCGAATGAGGATGATATCCAAAACGGTACAGCGTATGCAAACCGTGTAGGGATCCTCGTTACGATGCCAAAGTGGAGTATCTCTAAAGGCGATTATTTCTTCGACAAAGAGCGAAGCACAATTGCCAAAGGGGTCACATCCATCAAGTATATGAGCCAACAGATTGCGGACGAGATGTACAATCTCGCACACGAACGGCATTATAAATCATTTATTGACTTGTTGATAGACCTGGACGCCAAAACAAGCTTAAACACACGGCAGTTGGATATCCTCATTAAAGTAGATTTCTTCTCAGACTTCGGGAACCAGAGGGAGTTGCTTCGTATCACAGAGTTATTTTACGACATGTTTAAAAAGGGCGAGGCGAAGAAACTTCGCAAGGATGCCATCGACGGGACCCCGTTTGAGGGAGTTATCAAGAAGTATTCTGTCGGCACGACAAAATCAGGCGGCGCGGCGAAGAGTTATACGCTATTGGATGTGCCGGCGATTATGAGAGAGTGTGAACAACTGATTTTACGGGCCGATATGTCCGACTTGGATGATATAACGAAAGTGCGAAACTTCTATGACGCAATGGGGTATTTCGGTTACACATCCGGGAAGACGGAAGATCGAAAGAAGCTCTATGTATTAGATAAATACCCATTAAAACGCAAGAAGGATGGCAAGCAATTCGGGTATTCCTTCATCACAAAATCCATCGGCAGCGGGAAAGAAAGTCGCTTCACGGTTTTTAACAACGTTTTCAATAGGTGCCCGGTTGATAAAGGCGATGTGATCCTTGTTCGCGGTTGGGAGCGAGACGGACCGTATTTCCGAATGACAGATTACGACAAGGAGATTTACTGATGCAGAAACTCACAGAACAATCTCTTTCAGAAAGCATAGAAGACGAATTTGAGACGGGATTACTTGAGCTTGTCGGTATGGTGTGAATTAAATGTACGATTGGATATATCAACCAAATTATGCTTATACGCCAACATGGTCAACAACCACTAATACTGTTACCACCACATCAACAAGCTCGGACTATTACTACAATGTCGGCTGGAATGCTAACGTTCAAAATTGGATTAATTCGTGGGACACCATGACGATAAACTATAATCTCAATGGGAGCGTGATAGTGGAAGATCCGCCAGACGAAATCGACGACATTACTGACGAAGACCTGCGCGAGTTCATCGAAACCTGCGCAGGGGCTTCGGGAGGAACTGAATGAAGCTATACGAAATTGTGGCAGACTATCGACAAAACAACCAAAATAAACCGCGCTACTATGTTTACGGTGAATCCAAGGTGCAAGCTAAACGGCGATTTACACAGCATATATCATGGCTGAAAATCTACGAAGTAAATGAGCTCTCCCCGGGTCGGGCGACAGAGATAGCTTCGCACCCTGAATTACATATAATCTTCTAACCTTGGAGGTGGATATGAGTTTTCCAAAAGATTTTTTCGACATTGAAATCAGCCTTGAGGAGTTGATGGAACACAGCTCGATCGACGACTATCTGTCGCTGAAAGAGATGAAGCAGAGGAAGCTTTTCCTCACAGACGGAGTCGATATGATGTCTATCGACTACATTATCAAAGCTATCTGGCAGTACAACAATGATGATGCCGGCACCCCGACTGCGGAGCGCAAGCCGATTCTTCTCTATGTCGCTTCTCCCGGTGGGCAGATCGACGCGGGGTTTGCTCTCATCGATGCAATCCTCACGAGCCAAACGCCGGTCTATACAATTAACATTGGATTCGCCTACAGTATGGGCTTCCTGATTATGCTGGCGGGGCATAAGAGGTTCAGTATGCCGAACGCAAAGTACCTGTTACACGATGGCTCGAATGGCGTTTGGGACTCCGGTGCAAAAGCACAGGATCGTATGGAGTTCGATAAGCGTGTCGAACAGCGGATGGCGACTTATATCATCAACCATACGAAGATAACGGAGGAAGAGTACCGCGAGAAATTCCGCGTCGAGTGGTATATGTTCGCCGACGAGGCGAAAGAGAAAGGCGTAATCGACTACATAATTGGTGAAGACGTTACGATTGACGAAGTGGTATGAGTAACCAGTTCCAAGATTTAACCGGAGAGCGCTTCACTAGATGGCTAGTTGTCAGCAGGGGCCCAAATGATAAAGATGGGAGCACGAACTGGAACTGCGTATGTGATTGTGGTACGCGAAGGATGGTTAGCGGTCATGCATTAAGGAGCGGAAGGTCAAAAAGCTGCGGGTGCCTGGCTAGAGAGATCGTCGGACAAAATGCAACGAAACATGGGGCACTTCGCAGTAATGCAAAGGATTCGGATAATAAACTATACCGTGTGTGGCAGTCAATGCGTAGCAGGTGTAAAACGCAAAGTAATACTGCGTATAAATGGTATGGCGGCAAAGGGGTAAAAGTCTGTGCTGAATGGGATAATGACTTTGAGAGCTTCTTAGAATGGTCATATAAAAACGGATACAAACCTGGACTATCTATTGATAGAATCAGATGTGATGGTGATTACTGCCCTGATAATTGTAGGTGGGTAGGGAGGGCTATCCAAGACAATAATAGAACTGACAACCATTACATCGAATATAACGGAGAAACGCATACAATGACAGAATGGGCTAGAATTACTGGCATCAATGTGAATACCTTGTCTGGAAGAATCAATCGGTATGGATGGCCCATTAAAGATGCGTTAACTATTGAAGTGTGGGGAGCATATCATAGTGGCGACAAAAAAGAAGAGAATTGATTTCACAAAAGACCCGCCTATGAAAATTGCAGATTGCCAATTCTATGGATATACACTTGATCCGGAACAATTAGCATTTGCAGAAGCGATATATAGTAACGATATAGATATCGTGTTCTGTAATTCGCCGGCAGGTACTGGTAAAGATCTGGTTGCAATTGGCACAGCAAATATTATGGTGCAATTTGGAATGTATGACGAAATCATCTATATTGTATCACCATACGGGGAGAGAAAACAGGGGTACCTCCCAGGAGATATACAAAGTAAGTCTGTTGTGTATTATGAGCCACTATTCCAAGCTCTAGTAGCGTGTGGTATTAACCCGAATACAAGCGTAAATATGGACGGCATTGGTGTGAATAATATGGGCGGATATATCACTTGCATAACAGACACATATCTGAGAGGTACTACCTTAAATAATGCAATCATCATTCTGGATGAGTCTGAGAATTTTACGACACCACAGTTGAAAAAGACACTTACCAGAGTAGGTTCAAACACAAAGGTTATTGTGATAGGCCACGATCAACAGTGCGACCTCGATAATCCAAGTTCTAGTGGTTTTGTAAAATATATTAATCATTTTGCGCCAATGAAGCGTGCAGCAATTTGCGCCCTAACAACCAACCATCGTGGATGGATAAGCCAACACGCCGATACGCTCACAGAATGAGATATCAGGGCGGTAAAACTAAAACCGCTTTTGGCATCGCCAAAGCCATCAAAGCGGCAATAGAGGAGGATAGATGCAGTACCAAGGAGGTAAGCATAGGGTCGCAACGCACATCGCGAGTAGAATCGCCGGCCTTAGTGGGGGGGGGTGTTGGTAAGCTTGTTCTGTGGGGCTTGCTCAGTCGAGTCGGCTCTCGCAAACAGTTTTGACTTCGTTATCTGTAACGACATTAACACCTATTTGATTGAATTGTTAAGGGCTGTCCAAGGCGGGTTTATCCCGCCAGAGACAGTCACGAGAGAAGAGTATAAATACATTCGGGAACATCCAGATGAAAATAAGGCGTTGACAGCGTTTTGTGGATTTGGATGCAGCTTCGGCGGGAAGTGGTTCGGCGGATATGCCAATGACAACAACGGCAGGAATTATGCACGGGAAGCAAAGGAATCGTTGCTAAAGGATATGGCATCACTAAGAGACGCGACATTCTCGTGTATGGATTACAGAGATGTCAGTCTCCCGGAGGGGTGTGTGATTTATGCGGATCCGCCGTATGCCGGCACGACACAATATCGCAATGGGGTTTTCGATACTCGGGCTTTTTGGGACTACGCAATAAAGACGAGCCAGAATCACATGATGTTTATCTCAGAACAGACAGCACCTGACGACTTCGTAGTGGTCTGGGAGAAAGGTGTCAAACGAACTCTGGATTTTAATAAAGAAAACCAACCACAGGCGACAGAAAAACTATTTATACACAAAAAATATATGCACAATCTTTGAAAATATACACATAAATATATACGAGGTTATTAGTGAAACAGATATTTTGTAACAAGTGCGGCAAACAGTTCGATTTCTGGGATGAACAGGAAGATTACAGTATACACACACGGATTGGTTATGGTTCTAAATACGATGAAGAAGAACTCCGGCTAGACCTCTGCATAAAGTGCATGGAAAATTTAATCGACGGATGCGTAATCAATCCATTAACAGACTACACGGAGGTACAGGCTTGAGTGTTTATACCGTTCCGGACCATGGGTGTTGCAAAAACACCCATGTGTACGGGCTTGATGAAAGTATTAAGTACGCAAAGTACCCTATGTCGGTCAATCCAGACAGCTTAACATCCGAATTGACCAGTGGGATATGCGCTCTTGCGCAGAGCGGAAAAGGGGAGGGGCATGATACATGGCTCCAAGGTATTGGCGTCCAGTTTGAACTGACATTTACTGTCAAAGCGTGGACGGAAGCTGAGAGATATCACCATTTTGAGTTTATCAGTTCGCAGTCGACCATGCACCGAATCTCAAAATTTAATCTCGACACGGCATATATCGAGTACACCGACCCGCGAATTATCGAAATCGTGCGGGGGTTGGTAGACAGATATAACGAAACAAATGATCCAGAGGATTATCTGAGGCTCCTGTACAGCAATCCGTGTGGAATGAAGCTTTCCGCCGGTATGACGACCAACTACAGGCAGCTCAAGACGATATACGCACAGCGAAAGAATCATCGGCTCCCCGAGTGGCGAGACTTCTGCGCTTGGATAGAGACCTTGCCGATGGCCGATAAGCTGATTATTCCAAAGAAGGAGAACGTGGCGTGAAAATAGTGTGTATATCCGGCAAGGCTCAACACGGTAAGGATACCGCAGCGTCAATAGCGGCTGACCATCTGAGGAGTATGGGTTTCCGAGTCCTCGTAACTCATTACGCCGACCTCCTCAAGTATGTATGCAAAACATTTTTTGGATGGGACGGCAAAAAGGATGATGATGGGCGGTGGTTGCTGCAACATGTTGGCACCGACGTTGTAAGGAACTACGACTCTATGTTCTGGGTAAGATTCGTAGCGTCCATCGTGAATATGTTCCCCGACGAATGGGACTATGTAATCATCCCAGACACGAGATTCCCGAACGAAATCGGTGCCTGGAAAACATATGGATTCGACGCAAAACATATTCGGGTTTTTCGCCCGAACTTCGATAACGGTCTTACTGAGAAGCAACAGAGACATCCATCGGAGACAGCACTTGATAGGCACCCGGCTGATTACATAATCGAGAATACAGGTACGATCGGTGAATTTGTCGTTGCCGTGCATGATATGGTGCGATGGCTCACAAGTGACGAGCCAGAAATGCCTCTGTTCGAGGATAATCAATGACAATTTTAGTTGACATGGATGATGTTTTGGAAGGACTGGTCGGAGCGTGGGTCGATTATCTAAATCTGAAGTACGGCACACAGGTCCGGGCGGAAGATATCGTCGAGTGGAATGTCGATGAATATTTCCCAAGTCTGACACACAAACAAGTCCATGGCGTTTTGAAGGAAAGGGCGTTTTGGGATGCCGTAAAGCCTCTCCATGGTGCTCAGGAAGGGCTAAAAAGATTGATAGACGCAGGACATGAAGTCTACATAGTGACGAATTCGCATTACAAAACGGTCGCTCCGAAGATGGAGAGAGTGTTATTTAAGTATTTCCCGTATCTGAAATGGAGCCAAGTCATTCTCACGGCACATAAGCAGATGGTTCGCGGGGATGTTCTGATTGATGATGGTATCCAAAATCTCGAAGGCGGCGAGTATGAAAAGATACTCATGGATGCGCCTCATAATCACGAGTACAACGCGGAAGCAAACGGTATGTACCGCGTTTGTAACTGGGATGACATCTTGAATGTCATTACCTATCTTAACGATCGCCCGGTTTATAAGGGTGTCAAACAAAGGAGCTAACTATGTTAGACGTAATCCTTTACAGCACAGGCTGTCCGAAATGTAATGTGCTGAAAAAGAAATTGGACTCAAAAGGGATAGCATATTTTGAGTTCTCTGACCGAGAGAAAATGGTAGCCATGGGCTTTGACGAAGTCCCAATTCTTGAGGTTAATGGCGTGCAGATGGATTTTACTGCTGCTAACGCATGGCTGAATAGAGGAGGTGATATTAGTGCTAATTGAAATCAATCTGAATAAGAACTTCACCACACAGTACAATAAGCTTCAAGAAGAGTTCGGTACAGAAATCGCAGCGATAAACGGGTTTGACGATCCACAGCTTTCGTACACAGATTTTATCGATAACTTCGCGTCAAAGTCTGTTGTGGCTGACGTAAGCATCGACGGGAACTCAAACGTATCCCATAAAGATGTGGTTACTCTTGAAAAGGAGATGTCAAAGCCGCATGAAAAGCTGATTGCATTTAATAAGATCTATCAGGAAATACAAGACAAATACGGATTTAAAGCCGCTAATGAGTGGCTCCGTATGGAATGGATTGGCGACTTATATCTTCATGATGCAAATACTTCGACATTGAAGAGCTACTGTTTCGCTTACGATCTAAAGGATCTTGCCGAGAAGGGAATGTATTTTGAAGAGGGACGCAACGCAAAGCCAGCACAACACCTGATTACGTTTGTGGATTTCGTAAAGGAACTAACGAGCTATGCCGCAAACCGGTCCGCAGGCGCTGTCGGGCTTCCCAACCTGATCCCATATATGTTCTATTTCTGGAAAAAAGATATTGATTCTGGATATATGGGGCTCACGCCGGAGATGGGTGAGAAGTACGCGAAGTCGAACTTCCAACGTTTCATATACGCAGTTAACCAGAGCCACTGCAGGGACGGTTCACAATCGGCCTTTACGAATACTTCTGTATTTGACCATCCGTATTTTGAAGCACTTTTTGGTGGAGCTGAATTCCCTGACGGGACGTTCATGATTGATTACGAGGAAGAAATCATTGCTTTCCAAAAATGGTATATGGAAGAAATGGCGGCAATTCGGTCTGAGAATATGTTCACATTTCCTGTAAATACAATTTCTCTGCTTCGGCAAGACGGGAAATTTGTAGATGAGGATTTTGCTTTGTGGGCTGTCGAGCATAATCGTCAGTGGTCAGACTCGAATCTGTTTATCGATAGTTCCGTGAGTAGCCTGAGCAACTGTTGCCGCCTCAAGTCAAACATCAAAGACCTCGGGTATTTTAACTCGATTGGTGGTACGGCACTGAAAGTAGGTTCTGTGAAGGTAAACACAGTGAATCTTGCTAGAATTGCGCTGGATTGTTCTACTGAGGAAGAATATCTCGATGAACTTTATCACAGAACTACGGTATGTCTGAGAGCGCTGGATGTCATTCGTAGCATTATTAAGAGCAACGTACGTAAAGGGTTGCTTCCTAACTTCTCGAAAGGTCTTGTGGACTTCGAGCATCTTTACAACACTATAGGGTTCATTGGTGTTTATGAGTCTATGAAGAAGTTTGGCTATACCAGAATTGATCCATTCGGGAATACATACTACACGGAGGCCGCATCTGCATTCGGCCAAAAGATTTTCCAGACGATGCGCAAAGCGGCTGATGATTTCATTGCCGCCGACCCGAGTATTGATTACCAGATTAATACCGAGCAAATCCCCGGAGAGTCTGCGGCTGCCAAACTTATGAAGAAGGATAAGTTCTTCTACCCGACTGCGAATATTTACGACCTCCCTCTGTATGGTAATCAGTTTATCCCTCTTGGTATCCAAACTACGTTACAGGAGCGTGTTCGTATTGCCGCCGAGTTTGACGGGTATTGCAATGGTGGTTCTATTCTCCATGCGAATATCGACGCCCCGTTTGATAGCTTTGAGAAGGCATGGGACATGGTGAATTATATAGCAGATGCTGGCGTTACATATTTCGCGTTTAACACAAAAATCAGCGCATGTGAAGACAATCATGCATTCTACGGGAAAGTTTGCCCTGTGTGCGGCAAACCGGTAGAGAGTGAGTTCACTAGGATCGTAGGATTTTACACCAAAGTTAAAACCTGGTCTAAAGAACGGTGCGAGGAATATGGGATGCGAAGATGGGAGCCGATCAATACGACAGCAGACGAGATTCAGAGGCTTAATACATGAGAATTAAAGGCGTCGTTGCGGAAGATTTCTGCAACTACAAACTACCATCAATGTTCATCAGTACATCCTTCTGCGACTGGAAGTGCTGTACTGAACAAGGAGTGGATATAGGGGTGTGCCAAAACGCACCCCTTGCCACACAAGAGATAATGGATGCCCCGGTCGAGGTCTTATATAATCTGTATCACAACAACGACATTACCAAAGCAGTCGTACTCGGCGGATTAGAGCCGATTCTGCAAGCAGACGAGATGCTCGACCTAATACGGTATTTCAGACTTAAAGGTGATAATTGCCCGTTCGTGATTTACACGGGGTACTACCCCGACGAGATACAAAGTGATATCATGGATAAACTACGTGATTTAGGGAACGTAATCGTAAAGTTCGGTCGTTACATCCAAAACTCAAATCCAAGATATGATTCTGTACTCGGGATCACGCTCGCGTCTGAAAACCAGTTCGCAAGGGAGTTGGACAATGAGGATTTATAAAAATCCCGACTCGGAGTACGTTAAGGAGATCCTCGCGGACCTCAAAGCAAACAACGGATATTGCCCGTGCAGACTCGAAAAAACGCCGGACACCAAGTGTATGTGCAAAGAGTTCCGTGATATGGATGAAGGAATGTGTCATTGTGGTCTTTACATAAAGGAGAAATGAGCACAGACTGGATCCGTTATGATATTACGTTCTGCTTCTGCGATGATTGCCCTGTTGCGGATTGCTTCCGACATAGGTCTGTCATCGCAGGCAGACCCGGCCACTATAGTATGGCAGACTTCTCGCCGCAGTGCGAGGATTATCAAAATGCAAAATCATTGGAGATAAACGAATGAACAGAAGGATTGCAAAATTTGAAAAGGTCAGCTTCGAGCAGTGGATGGCTGATTTAGAAGCACACGGCCTGAATGTGTGCGCGGAGGAATCCGACTTCCGTAAGGCATATGACGAAATCGAACTCCCGACCAGGGCGACAAAGGGTTCTGGGGGATACGATTTCAAAGCGCCGTTTGGTTTTGTTCTCCCGGCAGGAGACACCATCGTGATCCCGACTGGGATTCGGTGCAAGATCGACGAGGAATGGGAGTTACTTTGTCTGCCGAAGAGCGGTCAGGGATTCAAGTACCGTGTGCAGCTCGACAATACCATCGGGCTCATCGACAGCGACTATTATTACTCTGAGAACGAGGGTCATATCATTGCCAAGATCACGAATGACGGGCACGAAGGCAAGGTAATGTCTGTAGATCGCGGCAAAGGCTTCATCCAAGGTACATTTGTTATGTACGGTATCACAGAAGACGACGATGCCGACGGTATCAGAAACGGCGGATTTGGGAGTACAGGCTGATAGATGAAGTTCGTCAAGATTGTGTATGCAATCGCGAGTCTACTCACACTGCTGCTCACTGTGCTCAGGATATTCGGCGTTGTGCATTGGGTGTGGTATTGGGTTCTCTCCCCGCTATGGATAACTGTTGGAGCGTACGCAGTCATTCTGGCGATATACTTTACAATTTACATATTCCTGGTTGACTGAGCAAAAAAATGACTGCCGGTCACATCTACCGGCAGTCATTCCCTGATTTGTTTTCTCTGAGCCATGGCGCAATGAACATGGTGGCACCTGTTCCGCTACTCACAAAACAGGATTCCTTTCGTTCGGTATTGCGGGGTGAGTAACTGGCGACGCTCGATTTCTCCACCATGAACATGGGCTGGATGTGTCAGCCCTCTCTTACCCGTGGCAACCGCACTTCAGCAGCCAGGTTCTGCGACGCACTATTAAGTGCTTCGCCCATGCGGTGGTGTTGCCTCAGAGACAGGCGTACTCAAAAGCTTTTTCATAGGATCAGCTTCCTTTCTGCCCATGTATGGGCAACACCAGTATAACATGGAGCGCAATGCATAGCTATATGCGGCGCAAAAAAATACCCTATCGGGTGTAAATCCATATCAATTCGATAGGACTATACCTGATAGGGTATAATTTACAGCAGAACACATGGAGGCGTATTACATATGGATATCCCGTTCTGGGAGAAGTATTCACTAACGATAGAAGAGGCATCCTCTTATTTCAGGATTGGTGAGAACAAGCTACGCCGCATTATGAGTGAGACGCCAGATGCCCCATTCATACTCAGAAACGGCAATCGCATCCAAATTAAAAGGCGATTGTTTGAGGCGTACCTTGATGAATGTGAATTGATCTAGCTTGCAAAGGAAGTGAGATTATGGTACAATTTCCTGAATGTCAGGTCTCTTTTCGGTATCGAAGGGAGCCACTATCCAAATGAAACGCAAAGACAAAAAAGGACGATTACTTCGGGAGGGGGAATCTCAGCGGTCAGATGGCCAGTACATGTACAGATATGTAGACATGTATGGCGTGAGAAAAAGCGTGTATAGCTGGAGACTGGTAGAGACAGATGCATTACCGACAGGCAAGAGGCGCGGTCCAGCGCTCAGAACACTGGAACAGCAAATCGATCAGGACATCAATGATGCAATACGGACTTGTGACGCGGACACAACTACCGTAAATGATCTGTTCGATTCCTTCATGGCGATTCGGATTGACCTCAAACTAACGACCAGAAGCAATTACATGTGCCTCTATAACAAGCACATACGTAATGGCATTGGTTGCGCACTCGCGAAGTCCATAAAGCATACGGATATACAGAGGCTATATTCGGCCCTTATCAAAAACGGGCTGAAAGCGAGCTCAGTGTATAGCGTTCACGCGATTCTGTATCAGTTGTTCGAGAATGCTGTTATGGATGGCATAATTCGTTCCAATCCGACGCGAAACGCGATGAAGGTCGTTAAACGAACCAATAACGCGGACAGCGACAAGCGCCATGCGCTCACGGTTGAAGAACAGGAGCGCTTTGTGAACTATGTCTACTCAACGAAACGGTATCGCAAACTCGCGCCATTGTTCACCGTGTTGCTCGGGACCGGGCTCAGAATCAGCGAAGCACTTGGCTTAACATGGAAAGATTGTGACTTTAACCAAAATCTTATTAGGATAGACCACTCGCTATTGTACAAACCAAACGAAGATGGTAAGTATGAATATCGAATATCTACGCCAAAGACGCTGGCCGGAGTCAGAACAGTGCCCATGTTACAAGAAGTCAAGGACGCGCTGGTGTCAATTCGAGACAGCCAAACTCCGCAGGCAAAGAAGTTCAAAGTCGATGGACATAGCGGTTTCATCTTTTTGAACTCGTGCAATAAGGTGTACACGCCGAGCTTCGTCTGCGACACGATTAATAGTGTGTCTACTAATTATAATAAGGAAGAGATTGAACGAGCGAGGAAGGAAGACAGAGAGCCAGTTCTCTTGCCAAAATTCAGTCCGCACATCCTGAGACACACATTCTGTACACGCATGAGCGAAAATAAGTCTGACATTAAGGTTCTCCAAGACGTAATGGGGCATAGGCACATCAAAACGACAATGGACGTGTATAACGAGGCCACTACCACGCAGAAGTACATCAACTTCAAGGACGTGGAAGGGAAGATGAAACTGGCCTAAATCTTGTAACTTTTTGTAACTTGTCTACACCAATTTCTACACAAATTGATGGTGTAAATTTAAGAAGTTTTGAAAAGATTTGCGAATTTGCCAGAATTTGCCAGCCCGCAAACCGTTGAAAATACAGGGGTTTTAAGAAGATTTAAGAAGATAGGGGGACATCGATGTACCTCAAGGCTCTGAAATTACATTGAACTTCAAAAAAGTCAGTAATACCAAGGCTTTGAGCGATTTCAAAATCCCCAAAATAGCGATTTTACACCAAATTTACACCAATTGCCGATCAGGAACCTGACATTTTTTGATAAGAATCAACGAGCTTGATTGAGCATACCACAAGAAAGTATGTTGAATCGAACGACATTGTGTATCGCCCCGTATGACGCCATAGACGGCATTGTGCGGGGATTTCTTTATTTCTATGATTCTATACCAGGTGGCGACTGAAACCGCTCACAAAGCCATCAGGGGCGTCTGGACGCAAAAAAAAGCCGCCCGAAGGCGGCTCAACTAATCATGTTGTATCGATAGGGACTATTCTATCCCCATGAGAGACTTGATATCTCGTACAGACCATCTTTCATTTGGGAATATGTTCAACTGCTTCTTATGCTTCCGTATGATTCTTACTGGTTCTACATCACTGTTATCATATATATGACAAATGTCACATACTCGTAGAAATCGGGGTATCATAGCGCGAGACTTCCAATACCTAGATACTATTTTGTCAACAGGGACATCATGGCCCCATTTGCGACGCGCATCATAACTCTGGCGACATTAATACTTGGATCACATGTGAAAATGTAATAGCCTTTAATAAAGAACCCTTTTGACTTCGCTCGTTCAAGTAACAGTGGGTATCTATCTGTAGAAAGAACTGTTTCAAAAGAAAAAGATTCCTTATTATCAATGGCGTCATTCCGCATTTTTTCTGCAATAATTGCGGCTTCTTCATTGGATACGCCTTGCTCTTTTACAATCTCATCGGCATTTATATATGGTTGGATTTTCCACCTGTCACCTGTTATCGTACTCTTGCCAGAGCCGTTCGGCCCTGCGAACACACGTATCTCAGGGGATTTCGATATACTTACGATTGCCATTGGGATATTCTAAATACGCTTTTTTGCCGACTGTATCATAACGTGCAACGGGCAATCCTTTATCTTGGTGCGCTTTGATCGCCTTTGAGACAGAATGCGAAAAACTTCTGCTTACCGCATCATGTTTTGGTTTGCTAATTTTGACACGATAGCCGCCGGAACTAAAGCTCCCCTTTACCTTATATGCGCGAACAACGGACATCACACGCCTCCAGATAACTGAAATTACATTGTACATGTATAGTATATCATACCTCCGTACTTAAGTTCAAGCTATAATTATTGTATGCAAAAAGCTTACCACGACTCACAGAAAATCATTCTTCTCAATTCGCTCTGCATAGTTATCCTTAATCTTCTTTGTAGTAATCACAGTCTTATTATTTTTGAACTCTGGGTGATCGTGGCAATACTTTTCATATGTATCGATGTCCGCAAGAACCTGGTCGAAACTCTCTTTTGAGTGTTTGTCACCATGTGTAATTTCGTCCCCGAACCTGAGAATCCTGACACGGCAGGTAATGGCATTCTGTTCCTTAACTGCGTCCTCGATCTCAACCACTTTTGTATCAAGGCTGTCAACTTTATCGACCAGCTCCTTATTCATGCGTCTTCCGATCCAAGCAAGTGGGGAGACTTTGATTGGGGATATCTCGATACCCGCCAATAAAAGAGTTAACAGCCAAAGGCCACTCCCTATAATCTGTCCGACCGTCATTTCCATAATACTCATCCAAACCCCTCCATCTTTATACAGGTTGCCAATATGTAAGTGTAATATCCATTACGTCATCGGCAGACATCTGTCTGCAAGTATAGATGCATAATCCACCTGTGTTTTCATAATAAACACACTTCCAGTTTGCATCATATACTCTTCGGCCCTTTCCTTCGCCCATATCTTTCAGATGCCCAATTTGGTTGGATACACAGATGTAATGCTCTGCTTGTGCCGGGAAAACGATAAACGCTTTAGTGATACCGGGCTGCGCATTTTGAAGATTGGCAAAATTCGCCTGACTAGCATGGTCTGATATCGCATCCTGATTAATCCAATGCATATAGGCCGCTGAGTTTACTTTATCTACAATACTCTGACTTGTACCGCCACCACCATCATATAAAGGGACAGAAATGTTTAGATCCGGGATTTCCAGCCTACCGTGATTGCCGAAATTCTGTTCGTCAAAGCAATTTATATCCATTGCCGATACCTCATTCAGCCACAGCATCACGCGGCGAACTGCTTCATCTCATAAACAGCCGATTCGATCAGCTTATCAATTGTATCCTCATCGACCGTATATCCCTTGGATTCCAGGAAGTCCAGCACGTACTTCTTCTTAGTCTGCCCCATACCGGTGCCGGTGTAAATCTGCTCGGCGGCGGTAACGGCCACCTGCACCATCGTCTGAATCTTTGCAAACATGGTAGCATCGGTCTTTGACTTGATAAACGGCACCAGTACATAAGTGATAACAGCGCCGATAAGACCGATCAGCGCCACAATGATCTGAGTAATATCAATCTGCATTATATTGTCCCCCTATTATATATCTTCAATGATTTCCTCATTGGATTCTTTTTCATTTTCCCAGTCGGGAATTTTGATATCCGTTTCCGTATAAACTCTGTCCATTCCATCGGGATCAATGGCCTCTTCGTAAATCTCGTCGTCGCGCTCGATGTAATATCCTTCGTCAGAATATGTACGATACAGATCGACGCCGTCGTATCTGGTCATAAAAAATTCTCGCAAAATCATAGTTTTATATCCTCCGTTTGATCTTAATTATTATTCATAGCCATAGAAACTGGCGGGAAAAGTTGATTATACAGTGCTCGCATATTACATACGGTATGATATGCGTTGAAATTTTTCGCGTAAGACTTCCAGCTTTGCCATGAATGATATACGTCTTCATATGTCATTAGGCCGTCATCTACTTTTTTCCTGAAGGATTTGAGCTTGCGGCGCATCTTTGTCACAGACCGCTTATAGATTCTTTTTACAACCTTACCGGAAGATGTAAGGCTGAATCTGACTTTCAAATAAGTGAAGACGTTCGACAGTTTCAAAATATGAGTCTTCTTTTTGTTTAACGTAATTCTGAGTTTGTCGCATAGCTCTGCGATTCTCTCAAGGCAGTAGTTTAAATATTTCTTGTCATAGTGTATCAGGTAGCCATCATCCATATAGCGGCCATAATACTTGATTCTTAGTTTTTCTTTGATGTAGTGATCCAACTCGTTCGCGGAAGCGAGCGATAATACCTGACTAATCTGGCTCCCCAGACCAAGTCCAATATCTCCGAAAGCTTCGACAAAGTGTATGATAATCCATCGTATCTCTTCGTTGTCGTATGTCTTGTCGATAATTTTCTTTAACACATCATGTGAAACGCGCTCAAAAAATTTGCTGAAATCAAACAGGAGAATGTATCCATCGTTACCATATTTCCTGTAATACTTACGCAAGTGAGTTGCCATTCTTCTGATAGCAAATGAATAGCCTTTGCCTTGTATTGACGCACCATTATCGTATATAAATGATCTGGTGATAGCTGGGACGAGAGAGTAGTCACACAAACATCTTTGCACGACGCGTTCTCTGACTGTGACGCTTTGTATATATCTCTTTTTCCCGCGCTCTGTAATATAGAAACTGAAAAACTTATCGTGTGTGAATGTTCGGCTTGATAAACGCGTATAGTTTTGATATACTTCCATTGGCGCTCTGGATTTATATTTTTGAATACTCGCTTTCCATCCTACATTCCGAACGCATTTCTTATATGCATCATATAAATGTGTATACGTAAATACTTCATCATAATTATCGCATGACTGCATAAATTGTTTTTTCTTATTTTCCCGAAAGGCTTTCCGCCGTTGATATCTGATTTCATGTCTCTCAGAGCTTGTGATTTTAATCACCGTCCTTACAACTGCGCACGTCTTGTTTGATGGTTATAGTAGACGCATAAAACCAATGGGCATGCAATAGCGGATTCACCATCAACTGCTACCATGCAAGAAGCGTCCGCCCAGGTTTGTCACAGCTTATATTTTCGTACCTATATATTTATTTGACACGATGGTCATGCTCTCCTTCTCCACATGCATTGATTTCGTCCATTAGGATTACTTTGTCTAACTTGTGGGAATCCGAAAACCGCGCCATTCGAGTTGGAGGCGTTGTTGTTATTGACGTTGCCGTTGTTGTTCACATTGTAGAAGTTCGAGCCGTTATTAGCAGAACGAAGCCACCAGTTGTTAGCAGAACCGGCAAGCTACAACCGTTACAGAGCATAACCGTATATAATAAAGGCATAACGCCTTACTAACTAAATATCGGGAAGATCTTTATATTTTTCTTTATCATGCTTCTTTACGCCATTCAAAAGGCGCTGTTCATTGCTTAACAATTTCATCCACTCTTTCATAGAACTATCCGATATTCCGAACATGTCATGCGCCAGGCCGATCTTTGAGATCAGAATCTCGCACTCTGCGTAAGCGGTTAAAATATGGTCGCGCCGCATTTGCGCTTCATGCTTGTTTGACGGATGAATTGCATTGGCTGTAAGTACATTGGAATAAATATTGTTTGCATGATTTGAAATTTCCTGCCCGATGTAAAATGTATATCGCTTTGGAAAGCTGACGCATCGCTGAATCGAGTAAATATTTAGCTCTCTGGCTGTATTTACAAACTCAGCTGTAGATTCACCGCGCTTGCTTTTAACAACAGACATACATTACCTCCTTTTGCACAACACAAATCCCATGGCCTGTTTGCCCGCTTTGTCGCGGGCGGGTCGGCCATGGGTATGGTTTACCATATTTTTTTGATTTCAGATTAGGTACAGAAGCCGAAAACCGCGCCAATCGAGAGGGAGGCGTAGAGGTTACCGACGCTGCCGCCGTCGCCCACAACGTAGAAGCCCGAGCCGTTACTAGCAGAACGAAGCCACCAGCCGTTAGCAGAACCGGCAAGACCAAGCTTCTTAATGCGAGAAGCATTGTCTGTAAAGAACGACGTATATGTACAGCCCGCGCTTTCATAAGAAGACCCGCCGAACATTTCTCTGGCAGACGGGATCCAGATTGTATCTGAGATCGATAGCGTACTGCTTGTCGTTACGTCCTTATAAGTCTTTGTAACTGTCTGAATCGCGGAGCGTACAGTAGACTCTATTTGTGGATAGATAATACCCCTCAGCCACGAACGCATCGCGCAGCCAGCCCATCCATTGGTAGTAACGTTTGTGAAATTCATGTTTCGTTGACAGATCAACGGCAGAGACAACCAAGTAATTTTTGCACTGCCTCCACTGGCGAGTTCATCCGTATCGAATGCGACAATCTGCATCGGGACCTTCGTCCCGCCAACATCCAAATACTTAATATCACCGACACTATATTTTGTGCTATAAGTACCTGCGGTTTCTGCCGCCAGAATATCCGACCAGGAATCAGTAATTGTCTCATTTTGGATTGCCAAAGGATAATCGTTAATGGACTTGATTTGGCTCGCATAAGTAGACCAGTTCGTCGCGCTCTTATAACTGTCAACAAGATCGTCTGGCACATAGACATAGCCGTACCCAGCCGCAATAGCCGTGCCAGTGAGGGCAGACGTGGCGGACAGGGTTGCGACAGAACTATTGCGAAGGATCAGCTCGACGAGCGCGTTCGCGCCGTTAAATTTGTTGGCCGCAATAGAAGTAAGCTTTGTCAAATCGATAGTGCTTACCCGACCGCCTTTGCCGGTATACGTACCTACTGTTGTTGCGTTTGGAGCAACGATTGACCCGACGCCGGTATTATCAAAAGCATAATTTCCGATATTTATGACACTTGAAAGATCAATATCGCTCAGAGAAATACAATTCTGGAACGCGTAGTTGCCAATTGTAGTCAGCGTCCCAGCAGTTAAATCGGATAAGTTTGTGCAATCTTGGAATGCATATTGATTAATTGTCGTAGCACTACTAATATCACATTCTTCCAATGCAGTACAGAGACTGAAAGCATAGTTTGCAACTGTCGGGAGACTATCCAGCGAAACGCTTTTAAGCCCCTTACAGTTCTGAAAAGCATAGGTGCCGATTGTAGTAACATTTGGCATGTCCAATGTTTCAAGTCCGTCGTTATAATAAAAACTATATGAACCGATTTCGGAAATCTCGTTATCCTTAAACTCAGTAAGCGTGTGCGCGACGAGCGCGTCAAGAGTTTCGTCCTCGCCCATAGTCTCCTTGGTGTTTACAAATTCAGACATTAATTCACCTCCATATAAGATTGTGAAAATACACCACAATATGTGGTGTATAAGATTATATTCAACCACTATTTATTGTATTTATTTGCTGGTAAAGAGTAGTTTTATGTTCATGCCTCCCTATCAGCCAACGCAAATCCCATGGCCTGTTTGCCCGCTTTGTCGCGGGCGGGTCGGCCATGGGTATGGTTTACCATATTTTTTTTTGATTTCAGATTAGGTACAGAAGCCGAAAACCGCGCCAGACGAGGTGGAGGCGTTGTTGTTAAAGACGGCGCCGTTGGTGTTCACACCGTAGAAGTTCGAGCCGCCATTAGCAGAACGAAGCCACCAGGTGTTAGCAGAACCGGAAGTGTTATACTTGACTCGGCTTGTCTGATTTGGGAACAGGGAGGAGTATGTTACGCCACTGTCTTCCTTAGTTGTACCGCCTCCAACCTCAAGATACGAAGGAATCCAAATAGTGTCTGTGCATGTCAGCGTACTCGTTGTACCGTAGTCATAATACGTCTTTGTGACCTCCTGAATAGCGGACTGTACGTTGCTTGGCAGCGTGGGCAATATCGTATCTCTCAGGTATATGCGCATCTCAGTCGCAGGCCAGCCGTCGGTAGTAGTTGCTGTCGCGTTCATTCTGTGTGTGAACGGGATATTCTTACAAATCCAGGTAATCTTGGCAGTACCGCCAGCGGCGAGAGTATCCGTATCGAACGCCGCGATCTGCATATAAACAGTGTCGCCGTTCACGGTCAGACTCTTTGTATCCCCAACAGAATATTTGGTAGCATACGTACCTGCGGTTTCCGCAGCGAAGATTTCGTCCCACGTATCGCTGATCGTAGAGAAGTCTGTGACAGGATATGCGGTAATCGGATAAATCTGAGAAGCGAAAGTGCTCCAATTCGTCGCGGCTTTATACGAATCCAGCAGGCTGGCGGGGACATAAATCGCGCCGGTGCCCGCAGTGATCTTCGTGCCAGTGAATGCAGAGGTATTAGAGAGCGTTCCGACAGAACTGCTGCGGATTATCACAGCGTTCAGCGCGGAGCATCCATTGAATGCAGACGCCGCAATCGACACGGCGGAGTCTCCGGTAAGATCAACCGTAGTCAGAGCCGTGCAGCCATCAAACGCATTTTGTCCGATAGTGCTGGCCGTAGTTGTGGCAGTGGTCAGGCTCGTGCGCTTGTAGAATGCATACGCGCCGATAGCCGTTGCCGTTGTGCTTTCGTATGCGGTCATCGTGCCGGAAACATACTGCGTGAGTTTGGAACGTGTGTCGCGGAATTGCGCAAAGCAGTCCGTATTACCCTGGATATTTGTATTGCTTGGGTCCCATCCATCAAACACGAAACCATCTGTGCTGCTTGTGGGCGTTTCACCCGTGTATGTGGCAGTGCCGCCATACGGGACGGTATCGACAGTTTGGAGTAATGTGGTTCCATTGTAGAACCGGACCCTATACGTCCTGCCCGTGATAGTGTACGCCGCGTAGACAGACCGATTCGCCGAAACGTTCTGCGTAGCCGTTGCATCAGCAGTTGTCTGATTTGTATATCTGCTCCAACCGGCAAACGTATATGTGTTCGCCGCAGTAGCGTCCCTGGTGGGCTGACCGTCATATGTACCATCGCCGCCATCCGTAATCGACTCGGTATAAAGCAGCTCCGTTCCGTCGTAATTGTAATAGTACAGATACGACGTGATGTGCTGGTACTCAATCGTGACGTTTGGATATCTGGCTTGCATCTCCGCCAGCCATGTGCCGGTGATGCTATCAAGTCCGGTGATCGTGCCGGACACAACAGCGGTATCCAGGTTGTTGCCGTTCTCATCCAGCCCGCGCATGGTATCAAGATAATCGTAAAAAGCCTCAACCTCTGCCGTCGTGCTCATAGTAAGAGATAATCCAAGAATCCTTACACGGCTATTCGCCGGGATCGAGCTAAGAATGGTCGCGACGGGGACAGCCGAGCTACAATTTTCAATACGCAGCGTAGTGATGTTGTCATAGCTTGGCATATAAAATGTCGTAATAGACGGCTGATTCCGAATCGTCAGGTTCGTGATCGTGGCTGGCAGTTGAAGCGTTTTCAGGATGCCGCCAACCGGGAGCGTCAGGGAGCGTATGTTCGTCCCGTCAAAGTAAACATGCTCGATATTGGTACAGCCGGATATATCCACGGCGGTTTGCGTATGACCATCGAGCGTGGTATCGCCAAGTCCGGAGCAATTCCGCATATCAATCGTTTGGAGCAACGTATTGTTTCCCAGCGTCAGTGAGTACATGTTATTATTGCTGTAGCTGGAACTGGAATCGCCAGCCTTGAGATATTGCAGTTTTGTTGCGTTGCTCAGGTCAACAAGACCAACCTTCAGCGCACTGATGTCGCCGATGCTGGCAAGCTGGCTCGCACTGTAGATATAGACCTCAGTATCGTTAAGAGTGGTCAGGCCGTCCGGCATATACAATGTTGTTGCCACGTTCCTGTGACCGCGCTCAGACACGAGATATGATCCGTATTTGATGGATGGATAGATGTCGGCATACGGCGTCACAGTGATATCGCCGCGAGCGTATGCACGAAGCGTAAGAACGTCCGTTAAGGCATCACCGGCGTTGTATTTTGAGTCGATGTAGCGGAAACGGTTATACAGCCACCACTTGCGCTGCTCCGCTTTGGACCCTTGCGCCATGTCAAGATAGTTTGTGCCGTCGTCAACAAGTGGGTCAATATATTTGAACCAGGAATCTTCATTAAAGATAGCTTCCGGCCATTTATTTTGATGCGTTTCAAACATTTGCTCCACGAGATCATAAGACAGTTTCCCTGTACTGCGCAGGTTCTGATACATAGCCTTGATATCGTCGCCAAAAGCCTCGCGGAGATTATTCCATAATACGGACTGCTGACCATTGAAAACATCAGCGCCGGAGGATGTTTGGTCGATGTCTTCGAGACTGTAATCAAACACTAACGCACCTTCGTTATTGATCCCGATTGCGGTATCAAAGTCGTATGGCAACCAAACAACTTTTTTATTTAAGCTCATCCAGTCACCTCCTTATGGTAACAATCATTTGTAACACCACTAAAAAGCGGTATATAATCGTTGAGTTGAATCGCCAATTCATCCATTACACACTCGCCTCCTCTCCAATAAACGAGGGGAATGCGTTCTTCGCACGAGAGTCCACCATCAGGAACAGCTCGGTAAAGAGGTAATAGAAGATAGCGCTATCCATCTCCATGTAGTTATGTGCCTCTGTCTTGAATTTGGCTAACCGATAAGCTGCGTTGTCGACAGTGTGGGTGTTCCCATCCACATCAGTGTAAGTAGAAGAGAGCGCATTGCCTGTGGCCGCCGTTGTGTCTGTAGACACAAGCCATGCGGCAAAAGTGGCAAGTTGCTCCGGATCTGTATAAGCAGGATCTGTATCGGGGTATCTGGCTTCAAAGTCATTCAGCCAGTCGGTGCCGGAATAATCGGCGCTCTTCCACAGGACGCGACTTCCGGTGTTGTTTTTGATTTCCCAGGATTCATCACCGTCAACGAATCCGAAAGCTTCCTCGGCGCTTTTGTCGAGGTTAAAATTATACTTACCCACAAACTGAGTATTCGTGCCGTCATTCCAGAAAATGACGCATGGGAATCCATCGATACCCTGTCGGACAAGAGAGTTATCTTCCTGTGCAGGGGTCTCATACGGGCAGGCATTACAATAGAGCCGCACAAGCTCCACGTTGTTTGCACCTTCAGACGAAGCAACGTCAGCTTTCATACAGAAAACTGTTGTAGGGACGCAATCCGATGAGAGCTGGTACTTTGCGACATGAGATCCGCTGGAAGTCATATCGAATCCACCCTTATACTTTAGTTTATAGTTCTTACGAGGATCTGTTATATTAAGCTACTTTGTGTTTAGAATCTATTTCTTCTTGTGTTGCATATCTCCAATGGTAGCCACCGGCAGTCTTATTAACACCACGACAGCACTTATTAATTGTGCTACTATCACAATGCATCTCCCGGCCTGCTTCCCCTTGGGAATTAAAAATGGCCTGTGTCTCTTCACAGACAACAGGCTTTGACATTTTATTGTTCGCTCCTAAATGAGCTATTCGATTTTTCTCCTTAGACTCTTCTGTATGGTGTCTCCCATAAGAAGGGGAGTCTTTTCCGTATAAACGTCTTCCATATGACGGACTCTGTTCTCCCGTCTTCCCAAACATCGGGTTATTTTCTCCACGCATTTTTTTCGATTGGGCTTCACGCTTTTCTAGGGTCCAACGCTTCTTTGCGCATTCTGATAGATATTGCTTTTGCTTCTCAGTTCTTTTGTAGACACGATTTGTAGCGCCTCCAGTTGTGAGATTAAATCCATCATTATATGTATTATAATATTCAATCCAAAATATTTCCCTTTCGTCAAGAAATTCGGGATCACAATATTCAATAACCTCCCATTCAAAACTATCTTCCCCATATTTATTATAAGAGTTTTGCATGTATTTATTATGGTGCCTATTCGCACGTAAATCAGATATGTGGCTACACCTTCTTAATAATACATCTTTGGATTGCCCAATATATATCTTGCCGTTGCCTAAGCAAGTACATTGATAAATGCCGCTCTTATGTTTAAATTCTATTGAACCAACTCCTAATTATTAAAACTGTTCTAAACACAAATATGGGACGCTACTCCCAGGCCGGGTATAAACCCTTCTCAACGTTTCCGTTAAGCATAGACTATATCTTAACCCCATAGGGGCTCTCGCCATTTCCACCATCAATCGCTTATGGTGTACTCCCATTCCGGGATAGTCGTTGAACCTTGCTCTATTCAAGCCTTGGCTGCCGATTGCCCATTCTAAAGCACTTAGGATTTAACCTTATGCTATCTATCCATTTCTTTCTGCTTTCGCCACATTCACGTTTGTATCTGTTCGATACTGCGTTGTAGTATGAATAGCTTTAGGGTGTTCCGGCAATTAAACGAGTATTTTTTCATACTGATTTCTCAATACGGTATCCAAAATCGAATACTGCGAAGATGTGCCCTGTATGTCGATCTGTACGCCGCTAGCCGTGTAGCTCTTACTGGCACTTACAGGGTTAACATAAATGATACTACACGTTTTCTTATCGCCCTTATACTGCGGCAACTCCGCACAAGAAATAACCATATAAGGCAGATCATCCGGGAGCTTTTCGATTACGACAGCTCCATACTCATCATACACGTCATTATGCTCATATCGATCCAACATGGACGTAATGTCTTGTGTATCTGCGATCCAGTTATCAAGAATCTGGTATCTGGTTAGGTTATTATCATATACACGTATACAATAAATGTCCGTTGTACAATAGTTGGAGCCGATAGAAATGTTGACAGGGGAGACCTGAGAAAAGTCATCATCATCTGGGTATTGCACGACACCGGACATAATGCCGTTAATATAGATGTAAAGTAACCGATTTTCTGTTCGCTTCTCAGCAACAAAGGATATGCGAACATGCTCGTCCTCTTTGTATTGTGTAGATATTTCAGATTGCTCTGATTTCAATAATGCCTTTTGCGCAGTCAAACTGAAGCCTCGATCACCGCTCATGCAGGAAATCAGTGTGGCATCATAATTTAAGATATTGCGCGTAGCAAACTCAAGCTCTATTGTTTTTCCCGTAGACCGGAAGTCTGTTAAGAATGGCTTATATGGGATCGTAACACGAGCGTCACCAGATACGCGCAGAACAGTGATGCCATCATCGTCTGTAAGCCATCCATCAGAAACAAAGTTAAAACCAGTTAACGATGCAGAAATATTATTACTGGAGTCCTCCCATATAGCCGGGTCCGACTCATTATTGGATCTGCCATAACTCGTCAGATACAGTGTTAAAGCGTCTGTCTCTGCTTCTATGTCGATATCAGACTCCGCCACCGTCACTGTGAACGTGCGGACTACAGTACCAGTGGCAATGCTTAACGTCAACGTGCCGGTATCGTCTGCTCGATAACTCCATGTCTGTTCGGTACGATCCACCGTCAGGGACGCAACCTGCTCATTGTTGACGTACAGGACGATATCCGATGTAAGGCTGTTAGGTGTGTAAACGGTATACGGAATAGACAACGTTTCGTACTGTGTCGCTGTTGAGCCACGGAAAGAGCTCGCGATGATAGGTAATTCGGAGGAGCTGTCCACTACAATCAAGTCATAATACAACTCGTTCGATGTAACAACTTCCTCATCCACTGTCGCTGTAAAGTACACCAGAAGGCTATGAGCTCCGTGCGACATCGCTGGGATGGTATATGTCTGTTGCCGCCCAGAAGTCGTTACTGTGGCGGTTCCGACCGTAGTACCGTCCACTTTGAAATATACTGTCTTATCCACTGCGCCCGTTGGCGTGTAGGTATAGTCGATGCTTGTCCCAGCTGCAAATGTTCCAGAAATGTCAAAGGAGCTAGAGATTGAAAGCTCAACCACTGTGATCGTAAATGTTATCGTCTTTGAGTTATCATACACATCGGCAACTTTAACCTTTACTTTATTTACCCCCGTAGACAGATAATCTGACACATCAACTGTAAGAGAACCCTGTGCTACATCCTGAGTCTTCTTTAATACGCCGCCGACAGTTACGGTAAGCGTGCCGTTGCCGGTCTCCATTTCATCTTCAATGGAAGACCACGTTAACGAAAGCGAGCAGTTAGCACCAGAACTTATAGTATGAGACAGCCATCCAGTTGTATTGGTGATAGTAAGAGTTGCATTATTCCCGCTTCCTCCACCGCCACCGCCGCCACCGGAAGCGATATAGATACCATTCTCGCTGCGCTCACCTCTGTATGTCGGATAAACGTAATTAGTTTCTTCGTCCTGTTCAAGTCCAAGATCGTCTTTATCTATAGCAATATCGGCTGTCAGAGCTTCAAGTGCGTCGATCCGGTCTGAAAGAGCCTCGTCAGAGGCCCGCATCGAGCTTCCGGCGCTGGTATACCTTGTACCATCATATCCGACTCGCATATCAATGACTTCCGCAGCCGAATCATCACCTGTTTCAGCGATATCGATCAGTTGATCGATACGACTATTCACGGCATCGACGCTGGTTTTCTTAGCAAAAAGCTCGTCAAGTTTACTTTTAAAGTAGCGTAAGCCTGTATAATCTAAAAAAGTAATAGTAATACACCTCCTCCTAATATTCAAAACAAAGCGTCTATTTGTGGCGTGGATATCACACCAATAGAACTTACCATAGCGATAAGCTGATCGTAGAGACTTTGCGAGATATCCGTGCTCTCCGCATCTATAATAAGATTATTCTCATCGATTGTCAGGGTGATTGCATTCGTTGTGCCTATAACCGTCCCGTCACTTCCATAAAGCATCATGGTACATGTGCCGCTTACAATTTCTGACGGTAGATAGCAACCCCAATCGTCGCTGTTTAAATACACATTATATCCTGTCCCATTCTGAGCAAATTGTACGAACGGCGACAGTTCTTTCCATTCATCTGAAAGATTAAAAATAAATCGAACAAACCGCTGTGAACCTGCGACAAACCGTTTTAGATTTGTATCAATCTTCAGTTTTTGATTTATAACATTAACCAAAACTTCCATTTTCTTCACACTTCCGCAATTGTCTCTGCATCCGGGATTATCGCGCTCTTAATAATCTGGAGATCAACACAATCAGTTGTGCCAATAATGTCACCGTCTATACCATAAAGCGATAATGTACATACACCAGTATTGAGTTCCCATGGTAAGTAGCAACCCCAGTCATTTGACGACAATTCCACATCGTAAATATTTTCACCTTGTACAAACTGTGCGTGTGGGGCGAGCGCGGCGAATTGATCTGGTATGTCAAATATGAACCGTACAAATTGTTTTGTCCCAGACACAATGTGTCGCATATCCGTTCGTATTTTAAGTTTTTGATTAACAACCCTAACTAATATTTCCATAGAGCCTCACCCCTTTATTCCGTAAACAGATTGTCGATTTGTATAGTTCCAATAACTGCAGAGGTATTGAGCTGAAGCAATCTGTCGTCAGAAATAATAAAATCATCTGTAACGCCAGAAAGACAAATGATCGATCCATCTCCTACAATCCCGGAATCAACATACCTTTCAGTGTTTTCATCATAAAAGAACCATGTGCCTGTCTCGTTGCTAATAAATGATGGATAGGCATTTATTACCTGCGTTCTTTCCAAAACACAAGTCAATGATTCATCTTCTGAATTTAACTCTCCGAGAATATTCAGTTCATCTGTTTGTAATATAGCCTGTAACTCGAAATCAGGAGTATTGATTGAATTCATCTCAATCCACCTCACTGGCAATTGTCAATGTCGCTTCTGCAATAAATGTATCAACATCTCCATTGGCATAAGTAATCTGAATATCATATACATAATCTCTGAATTTCAAGCTTTTGGTGTCATCCGGGTCAAGTTTCAGAAGTAACGTGTCAGTCGGAATATCTTTTAGAATAAGAACGTCTGTATCTGAGTAATTCTTTTTAGCAGCGAACCGTATCTTATCTCCATTTGTCGGTGTGTAAGGCTCCCCGTTTTTATGTTGCAGTGTTAAATTTACTTTTAATGTGTCCCCACGAGTCATTCTAATTGTAGTTCCTGTAATTTTGACAGACATATCACCCACCACCTTTCTGTATACATTTTAAAGAGCGATGGATCACTCAGCTCTTTCTGATCAATAAACACCCAATGCAGACCAAGTTTGAGGACCGACAATACCGTCAACTGTAAGCCCTTTTGCTTTCTGATATTTCTTCACAGCGCCCAGTGTCTTAACCCCAAAATCACCATCCACCTTGCCACAGTTATAACCATTGCTATTCAGGATGGTTTGCAGTGCGGCAACATCTGCGCCAGTAGAGCCATATCTTACCGTCGCGTGGCTTGTGGCGTTTGATACAGTGGTAGACGCAACTGTGGAACCTCCATTAATCGCGCCCAAGGTCTGTGATCCAACGATTCCATCAACGGTAAGATTATTAGCCTTCTGGAAAGCCTTGACAGCCGCCATAGTCTTCGCGCCAAAATTCCCGTCAACAGTACCGCAGTTATAACCAAGAGCATTCAGTTTTGTCTGAAGCTCCTTCACGGTAGAGCCGGTCGAACCGTATTCCAATGTCGTATATGTAGCAGCGGCAGAAGTGGTCGCAGTAGTCGCGGGTTTGGTCGTCACAGAATCGGCGTAGTCTTTGAAAGAGATATTGACATCAACGACGCCGCTGATGCCATCAACCTTTCCCTGATCGGAATACTGCCAGAGTGTGCAATCCTTAGTAGGCTTGGACACCGACCACTGAGCCAGCCATGTATCATACGTACTGGTCAGGGCAGAGAATCCCTTATTCAGGAAATCGATGTTGGTGTAATTCGCCGCCTTATAACCACGGGCCACGATCTCAGACAGGAAAGCTTCGGCCATAGCGGTAATCTCCGCGTTCGTTGGATTATACCCCTTGGCCTTCGCCTTATCCACGGAATCATACTCATAGTCATAGCACAGCGGATATGTAGGCTTGATACCGAGAGATTCTACAGCGTCACACAGATAGTCGGCCTCGGCCTTGGCTTCCGTAGCGTTGACCGCGTAGGAGAACCAGTAGAAGCCAACATCCACACCGGCGGCAACGGCATTTTTCGCGTTAGTTTTAAACCAAGAATCGATGTTATTTTTGCCGTAACCGGCACGAATGATAGCGAAGTCGATGCCCGCCGCTTTGACTTTCTGCCAGTTGATATTGCCGTTCCAGGTAGACACGTCAACGCCCTTCAGCTCGACGTTCGCGGTCTGAGCTGGAGCTTTGACTGCGGGAGTCTCACCCATTTCCTCATAACCGGGTGGGGGAGTGGTCAGACTGTCATACTTTGGTATAGCGTACCCGCGAATATACCGGCCATTCACAGCAATAGTGCG